TTAACACTTGGGGGGTCGTTTTGCATTCGGTTTTTCACTCGATGTCCGCTGGGCGTTCTCATTGATTCGCCGGATGCGGTCCCTCAGCAGCTCATCTTTCTTCACGTAGCGGTCGATCAGCCCCTCAACGTAGTCCTCGCTCCACGTCATGATCTCTGCGATCTCGCGGATCGAAAGGCCCCCGAGATAGAACCGCGTCGCGGCGGTTCCGCGCAGATCGTGAAAGTGAAGGGCTCTCAGTGTGGGGGCGTTGTTCTTGGCGCCCTTCCAGCTTGAGCCGAAGCCAGACTGCCAAGGGCGCCCCTTGGTGTTCACCAGCACGGTTGTCGCCTTCTTCGGCACGCTGGCGAGGTAGTCCCGCAGTTCGTCGTAGAGCGGGATCAGCGTCGTCTTGCGCTTCCGGCTCTTGCCGGTGGCAATCTCAATGCTGTGCGGCTGGACGTGCGACCACGACAGGCGAAGCAGATCCGATTGCCGCAGGCCGGTGAGGGCGGCTAGGCGGGCGGCCCGCATGATCTCTGGCGCCGCGTGCTTCTCCAGCTCTGCCAGGTCGTCAGCCGTCCAGATCAGGCCCGAGCGGTCAACGTCGTAGATGCTGCCGATACCCTTGCAGATATTGTTCAGCAGCTTGCCTTCCTCCATGCCGAACGACAGAAGGCGGGACAGAACCTGAATGCCCATATCGGCCGCGCGAGGCGTCGCAGCGTACCGATTGCGCCACTTGATGATGATGGGGCGCATGGCCGGGCGGTCGAACTGTTCGACGCGAAGATCCCCAAATTCGACCTGAATACGGTCCAGCCACGTTGACCAGCTCGCGCGGGTCTTCGCGCTGATCGGGCGAGGCCCCTTTCCGTTCCAGGCGTCCGACGCGCGGAACATCGCGCACAGCCCGGAAAGTCGAGCCTTGTCACCACCCTTGCGGTCTGCGTGGTGGTGCGCAAACTCCGCGGCGAATGCGGGCGTACCGTAGGGCGCCAGAATGCGCGGACCGCCGCGCCAAGCGTAGTGGTACACCCGGCCCTTGGCACGGACGGTGTAGAGCCCCTTCAGATCAACCATAGCCACGTTTCGCCCGCCATGCCGCCAGCTCGTCCTCAAGCTGGTCGGCAGGGGGAGCCTGCTCAGTTGCGGCGGGCAAGATGGCGAGGGCGCCGTTCTCCACAGCGATCTTGAAGCTACCCACAGGCAAGCCGCCTTTGAGCGCGCCCTGGACGGCTCGTGCGTAGTCGGCGGCTGAGAATGCGGCTTTCCGGCTCACCCCCCACCCCCCGCGTTATCCCGGCTGGGGGGTTGGGGGGCGGTCCGCTTCTGAAGAGGTCGCGGGGGAGAGTCGGCATCCGCAATTGCGGTTCCTGCTTCATTGAAGGCCGAAGCCAACTCCACAGGCACTAACGGCGTACCTCGCCGCAGTATGTTGATGGCCGCGTTGTGGTCGGCGTGGGCGTCGTGGCCGCAGGCCCGGCAGGCGAAGCGAGTTCCATCCCGGCTATCTGCATCTACCACGCCGCACGCCGAACACGTCCGGCTCGTGTCCTTCGGATTGACGGTCAGCAGATAGCCGCCGCGCTCCTCCAGCTTGTAAGCGAGCATCTGTCGGAACATGCCCCATCCTTGGTCGAGGATGGCGCGGTTCAATCCAGACTTTGCCCTGACGTTACGGCCTGGAGTCTCAACCGTACCCCTGGCCGAAGCCGTCATATTCCGCACTTTCAGATCCTCCAGCACGACCACGCCGTGGCTCTTGGCGAGGCCGGTAGAAATTTTGTGCAGGAAGTCCTTTCGGGCGGCGGCCACCCGAGCCTGTAACCGGGCGACGCGAAGTCGCGCCTTCCGACGGTTGTTTGAGCCCTTTTTCTTGCGGGCTAGGCGGCGCTGCGCTGTCGCAAGCGATGCCGCAGCTTTGCGTCCAACGTTCGGTCCGTCGATCAACTCGCCGGTCGACAAGGCGGCGAAGACGGTGACGCCGCGATCTATCCCGACGCTCGATTGAACGGGGGTGCTGACTGCTCGCGCGATCTCGTGGGCTAGGCTCACTCGCCACTGTCCTGCGTAGTGCGAAACAGCCACGCTCAGCCATCTTCCACGAAGTTCGCGTGTATCGCGGAATTTCACCCAGCCGATTTTGGGCAGGCGAATGGCGGACCACCTCGCATTGAGGCGCTTCACCGCAAGATCTCTGGATATAAACTGGATAACTCCCCTGGCGTCCTTGACGCGCGGATGGGGGTAGCCGTTGCGGCCGGCAAAAAAAGCGCGGTATGCGGCGTCCAGATCGCGCAGTGCTCGCTCTAAGGCGTCGCGCGGCACGTCGGCCAGCCAATCAACCTGGCGCCGCAGCTCAGACACTTCCTGCGACTGCTGCGCCCACGTCAGGTGCCTTCCGGTCTGCCGGCGGTACTGCCGCCAGAAGTCGCGCCGCTGCTCCAGGCACAGATTGTAGACGAACCTGGTAGCACCGATCCATTGGCGAAGGCGCTCCGCTTGAGCCGCGGTCGGGTGGAGGCGATAGGCGAAGGATCTGTGGATCGTTGCCCCCATCCTACTTCTCCCCCTCGGCCAGGACGTACTGCTCACAGCGCGGCGAGAAGTCGGCCCAAGCGACCGGACCGCCCGGACCGCCCCACCATCGCTCAACGCGCTCATGCAGGTCGTCAGGCGGGTTCCGGTGGCAGTCTCGCGTCGCGCATTTCGCGGAACAGAAGGTCATGTCGCGGTAGGAGGTCACGGCTTCTCCCCCTCGGCCTGGGTGGCGGGGAGGAGGGCGCGGGCGGCCTCTTGCTCCATGATCGCGTCGACGAGCGCGACAAGGCAGGCTTTCCCCCACGCCGTGGACCTGTCGTGGCCCTCGATCAGGTCGGGGTATTTGTCGTGGCGCTCAGGCCAGAACTCGGCCCCGAAGTGGACGTTGTTCCCGTTGCGCTCCCCCGTGTTCGGGTCAACACCAGACGAGCCCTGCATCTGGATGCGGCCGCATCGCATGAGGGCGCGCCAGCGGTTGGCGTCCCCCTCCAACACCCGCACCCGCTCGGCCTGAGCGCGTAGGGCGGCGAGGAGGCGGAGGACCGTGGGCGGGTCGAAGGTGGATACGTGCGTGGCGTTGGCGGCCCACGGGTCGGTTTTGTCGGCTCGATGCATATCGAGCGCGCCCCCGAAAACCCTGGGGTCCTTAATCTGAGCTATGAACGCGCCATCGCCGTCAGTCACCCAGCCCCAATCATAAGGAAACACAGCGCGATACTCCCATGAACCCGGCGTCGCATCCCTCGCCACCTTCTCCAGCGCGTCGAGGTCCAGTCCTTCCGCTTCATTCGTCATGGCTGTTCTCCAGGGCGCGACGGCCGGCGATCTCGGCGAGCACGGCTTCGATCCGCTCGGCCTCGGCTCGCTTCTCTATGGCTGCGTGCTTCAGCGCCGCAGCGACCTTGAACGCTGGGATCGACACGTCTCGGCGCCAGCGCTTAGGCGCGGTGTCGTGGTAGGCCCGCGCCGTCCGCTCATCGAACACGCCAGCCTGCGTCACGTCATTCGTGTAGCCGCACGCGGTGCCGTCTGATGACCGACGATGCCAGCAGTTGTGGTAGTAGGACCAAATCAGCCACGGCCCCCTCTCAGCCTGGAACGGCCGGAAGCGCTTCGGCGGGGAAAAGGGCTTAGTCAGCATCGCCCGGCCTTGTACTTTACCGGTCATGCGGGGCTCCTGGGGTGGGGGTGAGGGCGGCGCGAAGGGCGGGCTGCAAGTACGGACTGGCGGCCTCTATCGGCAGAGCGTCGCTGACGGCCTTCCCAAGCGGGGTAAGGCGCGCAAAACCGCACTTCCCATTGGGGCTGCTGATCTCGATGTGGAAAATTCCCTTTCGGATCAGCGACCTGATCGTGACGATTGAACAGTCCCCGTGGGCAGACCCGTCCTTGACATACATGCGCTGGATCTTCGTGAGGCCGCGCTTTGCGGCGCGGATTTCCGCTGCGGTAAAATCGCCCATCACGCCGCCTCCCGCGCACTCTCGCGCCATACGACGCGCCAACAGCAGCCGGTGCGGCGCCTGATCGTTGCGCCAGGCCAGTAGCGGGCGTGATGCTTCACCCACCGGGAAACGTCCTCGGGCGTGTACAGCGCAAACTGATGCATCGGGACGCCGTAGGCGGTGAAGGCGGTGTAGCTCGGTTGCATGTGTCCTAAGCTCCAATCATCACCATCGCGGCCAGCGCGAGGGCGAAGGGCATAAGGGCGAAGCGGAGGTTGAGGAGGGCGCGGGTCATTCGCTGTCTTCCCGGTCGTAAGCAGCGTTCGCCTCGTTCATTTCCTCCCAGCACTCGGAGCAGTAGAGTTCTCCGATCTGCTCAAAACATTCGGCGAGGTGAGGCTCCATGCCATCCACCGTCCCGCCGCAATTGCCGCACTCCGGCATCACACAGCTCCCATCGTTACCGCCCAGCACACCCCCGCGAACGCGAGGGAAAGCGCCACAAGGGCGAGGTGAAAGAGGAGGTAGCCGGGGCGGGTCATGGGCGCTTCTTCCGGCGCAACGCCGACTCGATCTTCGCGAGAACCCGCAGGATCACGTAGGCGCCAAACAAGATCGCCACCAAGGCCAGCGGGATCGCCGCATCAGCAAGCTGCTTGCCGATCCAGAAATAGAAGCCGTCAGCGATGCTCATCACACAGTCTCCACATGGCTAAGGGCGTCGAGAGACGCGAGGGTCGAGAGAGCTTCGGCGACGCGAGCGGCGTTGCTCTCGCTGACGAAGGCTTTCCAGAGGCGGCCATTGACCGTCACCCGGCCGCCGTCCTGGTCAATGAAGGCCGGCGAGGGGGCGCGGACCGGCTGGCGGGGGAAGGGGACAATGCGGGCGGTCATTGGGCGGCCTCGTCAGTCGGTCGCGGTATCGGGCCGCTGATGACGGTCGGCCGCAGCTCGTTGCCGTCGAGGCCCCAGAAACACCCGACAAACCACCTAGCTACGGTCCACTTGCCCTCGTCTGGGCCATACGCTGGCTTGACCCAATACATGGCGTCCTCTTCGAGGATCACGGTCGGAAGCTCGCTCACCCCTCGCCCCCATCGGCTTGAGGCGGGGCGGGGAGGGCGGCCCACGGCTTGCCGCGGTTCAGGCGGTAGAGCGCGGAGCGATAGTTGACGCCAGCCAGTTCGCAGGCCTCGGACAGCGGCATAGACCGGCCACCATGATTGACGAGGCGATGGTTTCGCTTGTTGCGGGCCTGCTCTTTGGGGGAGGCCCAGCGGCAGTTTTCGGGCGCGTAGGGTCCATCGACGTCGATGCGGTCTATGGTGGCAGCGGGCGTTGGCTTCGTGCCCATGTCCGCGAGGAACGCCTCAAAGCTTGCATCCCACGCAGCACAAACCCGAATGCCCCTTCCGCCATAGTCGGCGTACTTAGGATCGCTGGGGCTCTGGCAGCGGGATCGCAGCTTGAGCCACGAATTGTATTCGCGGCTCCTCGTCATGGCGTGGGTGGATCGGCGTCGGCAAGCTGATGCTACCGCCGCGCGCTGCCGGCAGCCGCAGCTTGTCGTGTGGCCGCCTCGGAGCGCCCGAGGCTCAGTCGTAAAGATTGATCCACAATCGCAACGGCATGAAACGCGCCGCCGCCCGTTCGCATTGGGCGCTGCGTCGCTTTCGACAACGCACGCGCCGAAACGCTGGCCGACCACATCAATCTTGGCTGGCATCGTCACCCTCCGTCTCGATCGGCAACCACCCATCCGCGCTGGGGGCATCCGGGCGGCGGGAGAGGGCTTCGATAGCGTCTCGCAGCTCGGCGGCCTCGTAGCCGCACGCCGTGAACACCTCGCACTTCGTCGGCATGGCCGCAGCTTCGAGGCTTGGCAGATGGCGGCGAAGAACCGCCAGAGCTGCGTCAGGGCTCATGGTCACCGTTCAAACTCCTGCAAGAACCGCTCGCCCTTCGGCGTGACGCGGTAGAAGGGGCGGCCTGCCGTGCCGTCGTCGGCGTAGCCGTGACGGAGGGCGAGGCGCATGTAGGGGCGATCCCAGGATGTGAGGTCGGCGAAGGTCATGATCGCGTGCCTCTTGATGAAGATGAGCAGGCACGCGATCATCACTCGCTCGCTCTCCGTCAGCGGCTCACCCCGCACGAACAGGCGGCGGAGGAAGGCGAAGGGGCCGGTCATCCCCGCTCTCCGGTGGCGCGAGCGATGGCGGCGCGGGCGGCTTCTTCAACGCGATCCCAACCGACGCCGTACAGGTCGCCGTGGTGTTCGCGGATGTACCGCCAGCCGGCGAGCGCATCCTTCAGCGCCTCCAGAAGGTCGGGCGCGGCGGCGATTAGGGGGGCGTTTTCGGGCGCACACTGCGCGATCTGAAACCGGCTCTCGCTGATTTCTGGATCGCCGCAGCAGCTGGAATATCCTCGACCGCAGCAAAGCCTGATGAACTCCACGGCGTGGACATATTCACCGTCTGCGACCCACGGCCCCGGCGTATGCTTCGCGCTCATCCCGCCTCTCCAGCGGCTTTGGCGATGGCGGCGCGATCGGCGAACTGATCGACCCACGCGAGGACAAGGCCCAACTTTCGAGCATCGACGCGACACATCAGGCGGGCGCTCAGGTCTGCCGTCGTTGTGTGCTGCATCGTGTTGGCGGCGTCAGTCCGCACCACTTCGCAGGCGTCGGCGACGGCCTTCGGCATGACGGGCGCCATCAATCGCACCCCGACCAAGAGATCAGGTACGAGGCGAACTTGCCGGGGTTGGCGGCCTCGATGCTCGCGATGAACTGGCGCTCTTCGCCGACCTCGAACGGGGCCGTTTCCGGCCGGTGGCCAAACGGGGTCCACCACTCGCAGTGCTTGCCGTGATCGGCCTTCTGTTCGGCCGTGTAGTAGGCGTACACGGTCGGGATGTCGGAGTAGCCACGCGCGTTGCGGGCTTCCATGATGATGGGTTCGCTCATCCCCGCACCGCCATGTCATCGGCCAGCCGGTAGGCTTCCTCGCTGGCGTGTTCGGCTCGCATGGGCCGTTCCTCTCTTGTGAAGTGATTGGCGCGGGCCCTCCCGAACACTCGGGCGCCGGGCTGGACGACGGTGAAGTCCTGGCCGCTGTTGAGGATCGCCAAGGCCTCGAGGCCGTAGCGGGTGATCTCGTAGCCGAAGCCTTGCTCGTGGCTGACCAGGCCGTGACGGAACAGGGCCGACATGAGGAAGCCCAGCTTCTTCGCGCGGTTGCCGCGGATCCCGGCCTCCTCGCGAAGCTCAGCCAGCGTTGCGGAGCCTTCCGATAGCCTGGAAAGGACGAAGTGGCCCGAGCCGCGATAGGAGATGTTCATGCGGCCCTCCTCAGCGCGTGGGCGCGAAGCCGCGCGAGCGGATCCGGGCCTTTGATTTCGGATGGATGCCAAGGTGCTTCGCGCGGATGCGATTAGCCTTGGACATCGCGGCGCGGTCGTCGCGGGTCTTAACCTTGTGGGCGTCAGCCAGCGCTGGGGCGAGGTTGCTCTCGCGGTTCTCGCCCCCGAGGCCGATAGCTCTGACGTGCTCGACTTCCCAAGTCTCGCCGGGGCCGATCTTGCGACCTGACAGGTAGCAGCGGCCTTGATACCGCTCGAACACCCTGAGTTTCACGCGGGCCGGGACCGGCGTGTCTGGCGTCGCTCCGATCCATTCCGGCACGGAGCGGCGGTCAAGGGCGGTAGGCTCGACCAGCATCAGGCGGCGCGCGGGGGCGCTTGTTCGGCGCCTCCCGCTCCCTCGTCGCTGAAGTGTTCGACCTTCAGGCCTTCGCGAGCGCACCAGGCCAGGATCATCTCGATGAGGTCAGAGAAGCGCTGCTTCCCTAACGCCGACGTGCTGAGGCCCAGGGGGAACATGCCATCCCCGTCCAGGGTCGGCAGAAACCGGACTTCCTCGCCCAGCGCCTGCATGAACACGGCCTTGTAGAGGGCCTTATCCATCTTCACGCCGTTGTGGATCGGGCGCTGCTTCAGGATCTGATCGATAAGCCCATGTAGGGCGTCGTTCTGTTCGTCCGATCGCTTTGCCGGACGCAGTTCCAAAGTCCAGCCGCCCTTAGCAGCCGCGACGCGAACGCCCTGTATCGCGCGCTCCAGCGTCGCGGGTGACAAGGCTACTGTGTGACGTTCGGCGCTCATGCCGCGAGCGCCGCCTTGGCGCCGTGAGTGCGGACGCGCTCGACCATAGCCGCCAACTCATCGTTGAAGCGGTCGATTTCGCCCTTCAGGTTGGCGATGTAATCCCGATCGGGCGATACGCGGCGCGTGACGAGGGGGAGCTTGCGGCAGTAGATCGCCAAGTCGATCCATTCCCGCTCGGTGACGAGAAGGAAGCCTTGGAGCTGCGCCCGGTGTTCCGGGGGAATGTCGTCGCGTAGAAGCGCTTCGATGTGAAGGTGCGCCGCTTTAGTCTTGATCTCCAGACCGCCGCGCTCTCCGATCAAGGAGTCAGGGGAGCAACCCATGTCGCCACGCCGCAGGAAGCCGACAATCTGAGGGTCGGCCTCGTGCTCGAAAGCGTATTGCTCCCGCGCCTCAGCCTCCCATTCCTTGCCGCGCTCCATGTGGCCGTTGGAGTAGCTATCCATCGGCTGGCCCGTCAGGCGCTCTCCTGCCAACTTCATCATGTAGGTCTTGCGAGTGAGGCTGGCGCCGCCGTCACGGCCCTTCGCCATGACCGTCGCGAACTCGCTCGCGGTCGGAATGCCGAGCCGGGCCTCGTACCACTCAGGGGTGCCCTGCTCGCAGTTGAACACCTGCAGATCAGCCATTGGCCTGGCCCTCGCCTTTGGCGGCCTTCAGCCGGCGATTCCAGAGCGCGACGACTTCGCGAAGCTCTTCCTGGCGCAGCGACTTCGATAGGCGGTCGAAGTGGTCGCCGCGCCATTTCCGCAGGTCGTCAAGACTCGCTGCCATGTTGATGTTGGCGATGGCGTCTTGCGCCTCTTGGCTCATCCCGGCTCCGCGGCCGTCGTCGTCTCGGTCGCGCTTGTGACGGCTGGTGATGTTCAACAGGGCGATGGCGGCGTAGCGCTTGCCGTAGGAGAGGGACGAACCGACGCCTTGCACGGCGTTTTTGCCGCCACTGGAGTCGAGTGGGAGCGTGATCTCAGCCTCTTCGGCATGTCCCGCGACGTGCGTCAGGACGCCAGTCACGATCACCTTGCCCTCCGAAGAGGTGCCCGGCCGGAACGCCAGGTCGAAGCCGTGTTCCGTAAGGATCGGCTCGATCGCCTCGTTGATGTCCTCCCATTCGGCATAGGTCGACTGGACCCTGCCGGCGCTGTTCAGGATCTGGCCGCGCTCATCGATCACGGGGAGGCTGGGCTTCATGGCCAACTTGGCCTTGGTGAAGGCGACCTTGGCCTCGTGCGCCCGAATGCGCTCGGCCATGCCCAGCATCCGCTCGAATTTGTCGACATCGGTATTCGGGTCGGCGGCGAGGCGGGCGATGAGGTCCATCATGCTCGCGCCGGTGACGGAGGTCACTTCGGCGCTCTGCCGGGGCGCGACCTGTTGACGTGCGGGCTCGCTCATCTGCGACTCCTGTTTGGCGTGGGGTGCGAGGCTCACCGTTCCGCCCTCGCGCTGATCGCCTCGACGGACTGGACGCGGGCATCGAGGTCTTCGGCCAGCCGGCGGGCGGCCTCGCGAATGCCCGGTGCGTAAGCCTCGCCTCCGTCCGCGATCTCGGCCGCGAACTGCTGCAGGTCGACCATCGCCACGGCGAAGGCCTTCACGTGGTCCCGCGCGGCCTGGCGGGCCTCGGCTTGCAGCCTGCGGACGCGCTCTGCGACGGTCTCGGGTTTGGTGGTGGCGTCGCGGACGACGGAAAGGACGCGGGTCATCAGAGGCCCTTCGCGGTGAGGATGATGTGACAGGCCAAGGCGAGCGTTCCGCTCACGGCATAGACCCAGGGGGAGAAGGGGAGAGGCATCACGCAGCCCGCCCGAGCGCAGCCCGCAGCTCCCGAACAAGGCGAAGGGCCTCGGCGTGTGATCCTGTGGGGATGATGATGTTCTGGCCGTCGTACTGAATGTCCCGATCCACCAGGGCTCGGGCGGCCATGCGGATGGCGATCTCGGAGACCGCGCTATCCGCCGCCTCGCCAGCGGTGACGAAGCCAGGGACGAAGGGACGGCGCATCAGACGTTCCCCTCCGGCGCCATGGCGAGGCACGCAGCCAACATCGCCATCGCCTCACGCGCGGCCCTGAGGCCTGCGCTCACGCCGTCGAAGTCGGGATAAACCGCGACTTCCTCGTCACCGAACCGAAGCGCGAACCCGTCGCGATGGCCGGTCAATTCCAGATGCGGCTCCGGCTTCATGGTTAGGCCGCCTCATCCAGCGCAGCTTTGCCGTGCGCCTTCGCGGCGTCCCGCAGCGCATCCTGCGCCGCCAGCAGGTCCGTGACCGTCAAGCCCTCAAGATGCTCCGGCGTCCGAATGAGGCGGTCGCCAAGGATGCGGAGCTGATGCCCCACCCACGTCGCCTTCTTGCGCAGAAGCGACGCGCCATCGAGCCGACCAGCCGCCTCGCCAATCCAGCGAGCAACCGCAGCGTCCATCTGGGTCTTGTTGGGATGAGGGTGCATCGGCATCTCCTTCGATGGGAGACACTAAAGCATTTATGCTCTCACGATGGCAAGAGCAAAAATGCTCACGCGCACATTTTTAGCGCCGTAGCGCTCGCGGGAACGGGGGTGGAGAGCGTGTTTTTCCCGCGCGAGTTGCGGACCAGCGACTAGCGCATCCCGCGATACGCCCCAATCACAAGGCCCACCAGCTCAACCTCGACGCCTTCGCCTGGCGCAGAGAGTTCAAGGGGCTTGTCCCACGCTGGATTGTGAGAGCGAGGCCAAAGCTCGACGCGCCCCTCGCGGATCGCGATTTGCTTGATTGACCGCTCTCGCAGTCGGCCCTGGTCTCGCCGTCGCTCAACGACAACGAAATCGCCGTCAATAGGGGAATACCCCATCTCTATGGCGTCCACGACGTGGGCGAAGTGCCCCGGGGGGATCTCCCGATCCACGCTGTCGCCGACGACCAACTCCAGCCATTGCGGCCACTCTGCATAGTCATCGTCTGGCCGAACGCCCTTTGGCGGGGCTGGAAAGTCCTGCTCGGCTAAATCAACCTCGATCCAATGTCCTGCTTGCACTCGATGCCTCACTGGCAGGTAAAGCGGTACAATCTTCGCCTGCGCAGTTTGCCGAAAGTCCGGCGCATCCGCCCCCACAGCTTGCGCAAGCTTGGCGAGTGTGCGGCTGGACGTGACGAAAGCATAGCCCTCTTTTACGGGTCGCGCGATGGTTGTGCGCGCGACGCCAGCGGCCTTGGCCCAGGTCGCGGGGTTCAGGCCTTTCTCCTCCATCACCCGGAGCATCCAGGCGCGGATTTCTGCGGCGAGCTGTGCGTTCTGATCCACGGCGCGCACATGCCGCAGGGGAGGCGATCTACGCCACAAGCATGAATGCGCTTGCGGAATGAGCATTTATGCTCCATTGTAGCGAGCATGTCCGATATGCTCACCGAGTTCGAACGTGATTGCGCCGCAGCCGACGTGTCGCCGGTCGCCGCGCTCAAGGCCGGCGGGGTTCATCCGACCCTCTGGTCAAAGTGGAAGAGCGGCATGTCGCCGACGCTCAAGAATTTCCAGCGCGCTCGCAGCGGGCTGGAGGCGCTGAAGCGTGAACGGGCGGCATGATCTACTTCATCCGCGATACGGCCACTGGCCTTGTGAAGATCGGCTTCTCCGATAGCCCGCGTGGGCGGCTGGCGAAGATGCAGGTGGATTGCCCTGGGCAACTCCTGCTGCTCGCCACGCAGGAAGGCGGTCGGCGGGTGGAGTCGACTCTGCACGAGCGGTTCGCTCATCTCCACGTTCGCGGTGAATGGCATCGCCTCGGCGACGATCTCGACGCCCACATCGGCTCGCTTCCTCCCGCCAGCCTCAGTTCGCCGGCCGTCGAGCGGGCGAGACCGAAGCACGTACTTCTTGTTGAAAGCCTGTGTGACGCCACGGGCGTCGGCTTCATCACCGCGAGGTCGTGGCTGCGCCGGAAGAGCATTCCGGGTCGCTATTGGCTGGCGATCTCCAAGGCCGGTGTGATGAGCTTGGAAGAGTTGGCCGTCATGATGGCTGACCCGACCCCCGACACCGACGATCACCGCCACCAGCACGGGGGCTTGCGGTCTTTCCGCGCTCGCCGTGAGGGGCAGGAACAGAATTGCGAGGCCGCATGATGCGCGCCTTCGCCAGCACCCCAGCGCACGATGGGTCTCTCTCCCGCCCGCGTACGTGCGCCGCGCCGCCGGCCTTTGTGTCGGCGGCGCCCAAATTCCGTGGCCCGCTTCGTGCGGCGTCATTGGTCGGTGGAGGCGTTGCAGCGCCTCACCGTCCATTCCGTCAGCGCCAGCTCGGCGCGGGCGTGGTTGACCTCCGCAGCTTGTTCAAAGGTGTCTGCGGCGGCCGGAAAGTCTCGGGCTGCGACGCGGAAAGCGCCAGCCCGGATTGCGTACTCGATAGCTCTGAGAAGTCCGTTTCCCTCCATGTCTACGGCTCCGTGCCCCTCCGTCAAGGTCATCAGAAATGACCTACGGAGGCTGGGAAGTCGTGGGCACGGATTACCGAGAACTGCCCCTTGGAACCACGATCGGAGACGCCTTGCGGCGCCTCGTTCGGGAGCGTTTCAAGCACAACACTGCCAAGCGGATCGAAGCCCGTTGGGGTCTCGATCCGCGCACGGCGCGCAACGTCGTCACGCAAGGGAACGTCTCCGAACGCACGCTGACCAAGGCGGCGCTCGCGGAGCGCTGGGCCCTGTGGATGGCGTTGGGAGAAGAGCTGTTCGGCCAGTCCTACGCGGAGTGGGAGGAGCAGCGCCTGAAGTCAATCATCGAGGAGGCCGAACGTGACCTGGACAGGGTTCGTCGGCTGCGCCCGCAGGGTCCGGCTCTTTCTGAGCGCTCCTTTGCTCAACGTGCGGCTGGCGTGGTGGACGATGCTGAAGGCGATGAGCCTTCCGGTAGCCGAGACTGCAGCGGATCGGTGCGCCGCTCTAGCGGCAGAACTCGCCAAGCGCAGGGCTGAGGAGGGCAACCGATGATCCGCTTGTTCCGCAACTACCTGGCCCGCGCAAGGGCGAGAGCGGCCCGGGATCATCACGAGGCCATCGCCGCGCTGATCGCCGCGGTTCGGGTCAGCCCGCCGACTGCCTGACGAACTAACCGGGCCTGCGTCGAGCCTTGGATCGGCGCGAGAAGGGGAGGGCAGCGAATGCGCTGGCTTCAAGGTCTGTTCAGCCCCGGCAAGGCCGAGGCTCATCAGCAAGCGGTCGCGATGGCCGCAGAGCTTCAGGACGCCCGGCTCAAGCGCAAGGCAGCCCTGACTGAATACCGCCTCGCCAGAGAGGCCGGTGACACCCGCCGGATGAACGCGGCCTCCAAGGCCGCTCGCCGCGCGACCAACCTCCTCATGCGCCTGGAAACCAGCCGGTGACGCGAAAGTTCCGCAACGTCCCTACGGAAGTCGACGGCGTGACGTTCGCCAGCCGCAAGGAGGCCCGCCGGTTCGGTGAGCTGCGGCTTCTGGAGCGAGCAGGCGAGATTTCCGAACTCCAGATCCAGCCCGCATTCCCCCTCACGGTGAACGGCAAGCTGGTCTGCAAGTACCTCGCCGACTTCGCCTACCAGCGCGGCGGCGTCCGCGTGGTCGAGGACGTGAAGTCGGAGATCACCCGCAAGCACCCCGTGTACCGCATCAAGAACAAGCTGTTCCGCGCGGTCATGGGCTTTGAAATCACAGAGGTCTGACATGATCGCGCATCAACGCGCAGCCACGTCCACATCATGGACACCGGAGCGGATGGAAAAGCTTCGTGAGCTTCACGCTCAAGGCCTGTCGGCTGCGCAGATGGCCAAGGCCCTTGGCGGGGTCTCGCGCAATTCTGTGATCGGCAAGTGCAGCCGGATGCGGCTTGGTCCGATCGGCGGCGTCAAGGCCCCGCCGCCGGCGCGGTATTGCCCGCCTGCGAAGCCTCGCTCTCCCAAGGGCGTTATGGTCCTCGCCCGGCAAGGCGGCCCGACGCAGCGCAACCCGGCTGAGAACAAGCGCGCGAACATCAAGGCCAATGCTGAGGTGCGCGAAACGCCCGCTGCTAACGTCCTGGCCCGCGCCCGCGCCTTCTTGCCTCTGGACGGCTGTGTGCCGGTTCAGTTCGGCGCGCACGGCTGTCGCTGGCCGGTCGGCGGGGAGGGGGCCGACATGCTCCAGTGCGGAGCCAAGCGCGCCGACGGCAAGTCCTACTGCGCAGAGCATTCCGCCGTGGCCGACGTCCTGCCGCCTCCCGGCTACCGCACCGGCGCCCAGCTCGCCCGGTCCCTTCGGAGGTGGGCGGCATGAGCGAGATCACCCGATCCGCACGCGCTGGCGAGTTTGCCATCGCTGGACGTCCGAAAGCCGCAGACAATTGGGACTTCATCATGGCCAAGCACCGGGAGGGATTCCCCGCCTCGGCTATCGCCCGCATGTGCGGATGCCGTGTCGAGAGCGTGCGCGAGATCATCGCCATATCGGGCCAGGAGCAACCGGCCCGTGTGATCTACAAGTCGCCGTCGCTGGTGGCTCAAACCCCGCCCGCTTCCGTCGAGCCCAAGCCCGCCGGCAAGCTCTCAAAGCGAGGTATGCCGCCCAAGATCCGCCGCCGCGTCGTCGCAGTGGCGCGCAAGCACGGCGTCACCCTTGAGGCCCTGATCGCCAAGCACGACCGGAGGGGCCTCGCCGATGCGCGACATGAGGCCTGGTACGTCGTGCGCTTTTTCAGCGACGCCAGCCTGCCGATGATGGGCGCATGGTTTGACCGAGACCACTCCACGATCCTGAACGGCATCCGGCGGCACGAAGAGCGGCTACTGAACAACGCCGATCTTGCGAGCGGGGACGCGCTTGGCCTGCCGATCGTCGAGCGAGAGGCAGCATGAGCAAGTTCCGTGAGGAAGTGATCGGCGATGCGCGGCTGATCCTTGGCGATTGCCGCGAGGTGCTGCCGACGCTCGGGAAGGTGGACGCGGTTGTGACCGATCCGCCGTATGGGATCGCGCACAGCTCCAATCGCGGAGCGACCTGGCAGGGAACGCAGATTGCGAACGACCAAGATACCTCGGTTCGCGACGCGGTGTTGGCCTCGGCGATGGCACCGGCCGGAATAGTGTTTGGAAGCTGGAAACGCCCGAAACCAGATGGCACCCACACCGTACTGATCTGGGACAAGGGTGATGCCGCCGGCATGGGCGACCTCTCCATCCCGTGGAAGCCTAACCACGAGGAAATCTACATCATCGGCCGCGGCTTCGCAGGACACCGCGGCCCAGCCATTCTTCGTCACACCAATATCACTTGGGAGAGGAAGGGGCGCGCACACCCTCACGCGAAGCCGGTCAGTCTTATGGTGGACCTGATCGCAAAGGTGTCGGGGGGCGTCATCCTCGACCCCTTCATGGGCTCCGGTACGACAGGCGTAGCCTGCGTGCGTCTGGGTCGTCGCTTCCTAGGCGTTGAAATCGAGCCTTCTTACTTCGACATCGCCTGTCGCCGGATCGAGGAGGCTTACCGCCAGCCTCGACTGTTCACAGATCCCCCCGCCAAGCCCCAACAGCCCAGCATGTTCGGGGATGCAGCATGAGCCTCACCGGACGCGCCGCAGAGGCATATGTCTCGCGGCTTGACCTTGCCGTCATTCCAACAGGCCCCGATTGCAAGCCGGGCTCTGTGAAGAAGTTCGGCGCGCTCCTGGAAGCGGCGAAGGAGCCGAAGGACCGGGTGTTCTCGGTGAAGGACGCGACCAAGGACGTCGAGCTTATTCGTGCGATCTGGACCCGGACGCCGAAGGCCAACGTCAGCATCGTCACCGGCGCCGTCTCTGGCGTGTTCGCGCTCGATATTGATGCCAAGGGCAAGGTGAACGGGTTCGAGGCCCTGGCTCGGCTTGAGGCGATGTTCGGGCCTCTCCCGTCGACATGGCGGGCGCTGACCCCATCGGGCGGCGAGCATCGCTACTTCGTCCAGCCATCCCGGTGGGTGCTTCGGAACAAGGTCGGGCTTCGCATCTACGACCGGCGCGGCCGGGTCTCAGAGCTATTCGACGGCCTGGACATCAGGACGGACGGCGGGGCCTGTGCTGCGCCCCCTAGCGAGAAGACGTCAGGGACCTATCGCTGGGCAGATCACCCGCTCTCGACGCCGGTCTCAGAAGCGCCGGAATGGCTGCTGAAGCTCGCTATCGACCCGCCCCCGCCTCCGAAGGTGGACCGCCCGCCGCTGCGTCGGGGACACGCCGACAAGCTGGCCCGCTACATCGACAGGGCCATAGACTCTGAGTGCGCCCGCGTCACCGGCACCAAGTCGGGCCGGAACGTCCAGCTCTTCAAGTCGGCAGCCAACCTCGGCTCCCTCGTCGGGGCTAACGTCCTGCCGCAGGACTTGGCCGAAGCCGAGCTTTGGAAGGCCGCCACCGACTGCGGACTCGTCGCCGATGACGGCGCCCATTCCGTCCGCGCCACCATTGCCTCTGGGATGCGGAAGGGGATGCAGAACCCGCGCGAGGTGACGGCATGACCGTCACCGCCCGTCGCGACGAAATCCAGCGCCACATCACCGGTGCAACGGCCCCGGCCGCCGTCGAGGCGGAAAAGGCCTTGCTCGGCATCGCTCTCAGCAACGCCGAAGCCCTGGACCTGATCGAAGGCCTGACGCCAGCCCACTTCTATGAGCCGCTTCACGGCCGGATCTGGGGCGCGATCCAATCCCGCTACGCATCTGGATCGCTAGCAGACACCGCCATTCTCGATGGCCTGTTTGTTCAGGACGAAGCTTATCGCACCAAGGGCGGTCTTGCCTACCTTGACGCCCTGGTGGCGGTTGCGCCTGGCGCCTCGCGGACTGAGGCCTACGCCGCAGAAATCCGCGACACCGCCGCTCGCCGCGCCATCATGCAACTCGCGAACGAGATCGCCGACAAGGCCGCCGGGGATGAAGCGGAGGAGGCCAACGCGGCCGAAATCCTCGCCATGCTTGAGGCCGGCGCGTCTGAGATCGCCAAGACCGCAGACGTGGGCGACGCATGGATGAACCCGGGCGAGATGATCGCAGGGGCCGTCGAGCGCGCCAGGGCCTCCCGAGGGGTCATTGAGTTCCCGCTAGGCATTCCGGAGCTGGACCGGCTGCTGGGCGGCCTGCATCGGCAGGAGGTGACCGTTCTCGCCGCCCGTCCCGGCGTTGGCAAGACGGTCGGCGCCCAGGCCTATGCCCGAGCCATCGCCCAGAACGGCATGGCGGTGGCGTTCTTCGCGCTGGAGATGGGGCCTGACCCCATGGCCCTACGTCTGGCCTGCGACCTCGCCTACGACCGTGACCTGCCCTGCCACATGGGCGTCACGTCCAACATCACCCTGTCCAAGATCAATGCCGGAGAGCTTAACGAAGGCCAGTGGGAACAACTGTCCCAGGCCCAACGGTGGGCCGCCCGGATGCCGCTGCGCTACGACGCCCGTCCCGGCCACACCATGGCCCGCATCGAGGCCCTGTCCCGCCGCCTGTTCCGCAAGGCCGAGCGCCACGGCGTGAAGCCCGGCCTGATCGTCATCGACCACATGGGCAAGGTCAGGCCTCCGAAGGGCCACAGGGGCGACCTGCGTGCCGAAGCAATCAGCGTAAGCCGCGACGCCTCGGAAATGGCCAAGCGGCTAGACGTCCCGGTCTTGCTGCTCTGCCAGCTCAATCGCGGCGTCGAGGGGCGCCAGGACAAGCAGCCGAACCTCGCCGACCTCCGCGAAGCCGGACAGATCGAGGAAGATGCTCGCCAGGTCATCTTCCTCCACCGCCCAGAATACTACCTCCGCCCGCCGGCCGACACCGAGTCCGAGACCTTCGACCAGCGCCTTGACCGTGAGGCCAAGCTGGAGGCCGCCCGGAACAAGCTGCACTGGATCGTGGCCAAGAACAGCCACGGCCCGACCGGCTCTGCCCTGACTTTCTGTGACATCGCGGCGTCCGCCGTGAGGGAGTGGAGATGACACGCCCGCTAACCCCCCCCGATTGCGATCTGACCGACTTCCCGAGGATGATGATCGACATTCCGCGGCTGCGCGGATCTGACTTCGACGCTACGCCTAGCGATGCTGCGTGGCGGGCCGGCCTGAATCTCTGGATGACGTCTTGGCATCAGGTCCCGGCTGGATCGCTTAGCGACAACGATGTGATCCTGACCAAAGCCGCCGGTCTCGGACGGGACATCAAGGCGTGGAAGAAGGTCAAGGCAGAGGCGCTTCGCGGTTGGGTGAAGTGCGACGACGGCCTGCTTTATCACCCGGTAGTGGCTGAGTACGCGCTGGAGGCGTGGCTGGAGAAGCTAGCTCAAGCTCTCTCCAGTGGAGCGGGAAACGCGAAGCGCTGGAAGGTCTCTTTCGATCCTGGGCCGATCGACGCCGATATCGACCGCACCGCTGCAATGCTGAAGGCATTGAATCCTAAGTCAAAAGCGCTCGCCAAAATCGAGCGGCGCCGGTCCCGGCCGATGTCGGCAGCAATTCCCGACGTCGACCCGGATGATTCCCGTCGGCATCCCGATCCTGTCCCGTCGGGATCGCAAGAAGAAGGGGAAGGGGAAGGGACTCTATTAGGGACTACCGTCCCTGTCGCATCGGCTTCGCCAGACGCGACCGATGGGCTCCTCGCTCTCGCCCTTGAGGACATCGCTGGACAGGCCAAGGCGAAGGCCGATCCGTGGGAGGCCGACGAGGACTTCACCCGGCTCTGGGACATGGCGCCGCCCAAGATGCGAGTGCGCGCCAAGTCGAAGGCCAAGGTCTGGAGCGCCTGGACCGCCGCACGCAAGCTGGCCCTGCCGAAGACGATCCTGGCCGGTTTCGCCCGCTACAAGTCGATGGACACGGACCTCCCACGTTCCGGCGGCCCTGGCCTGCACATCTGGCTGAAGGACCGGGCTTGGGAGCCGTGGGTCGGCGGCGTCGAAACCGACCGCGCCGCGTCCTGGACCGAAAGCGAATGGTCGATCGCCATGCGGATCTGGCGCGAGACCGGGACCTGGGGCGAGGGCATCGGCGCGCCTCCAGGCCAGCCCGGATGCCGCGTGCCCGCCCGTCTTCTCGTCCAACCCGCCCACACCACAGGAGCCACCGCATGAGGGTCGCCACCGTCAGGCGCGAACCTACGCTAGCCGAGCGCCGCAAACGGGCGGACGCCACCGCCATCGCCGACCGCGCCTTTGCCGCCTTCGTGGCTACGCTGCCAGCCGACCCGGTGACGCGGCGCTGGGCCTGTGAGCGCCTTACCCGGCTCACCGGCGCCCAGGTGGCGGCTGACCACGGGGAGGCTGCACTGCACTGCGCCTTGAGCGGAGCGGTCGTGGCGGGAGCCCCGGCGTACCGCGCCGCCAAGCCTGGTTTCGTGGCCGCCGAGGCGTTGTTCACCAGACCCCACGCCGAAACATCGGCGCTAGGGCGGGAAAACTGCGCCGTGGATGGCCTTGCGATGTCTCCGGCTACCCAACTACCAGAACACCGCAAATCGGCCTCAGCGGCCAAAATTTCAGGGGGCGACCAGTAATGACCAAGCTCGACATCACCGACGCCTTCAAGCCGGATTTCGACGGCGACCGGCCCAAGACCACGCTGACGGGCCCGGAGCGCAACCAGCACCGGCTCGTGAAGCAGGCCGTGATCGACCGCCTTCACGCCGCGATGCTGACGCTGATCTGCCAGCCGCGGGTCGGGCCGAAGGCCAATCTCGCCGGCGGCGCGCCGCCCTACATCGTAGAGTTCTCTGACCGAGTAGGGGCAGAGCTTGAGGAGCCGAAACGGGCGCGGTACGAGCCGACGACCGCGGACGTGTCGGACATGCTTCCGGCCCTGTCCCTGATGGACGGCCTGCATCGCCCGTTCTTCAAGGTGGTGATGCTCCGGGCTCTCAACGAGTTCGCGGTCGAGAAGGGGGAATCCGAGCCCTTCCCGTGGGACGTGATCGGCGAGGAGTGCGGCGGCATGTCCGGCCGGTGGGCCGAGGACGCCTACAACGCCGCGATCGTCCAGGCCACGCGTCGGGCCGGCCTCCTGCCCATGGTCTCCCGCGACTACGGCGTGGTGGTGGTCTCGTTCTGGGTGGATCGGGGCTGGATGACGAAGCTCGCCACCGCCTCGGATCCGCGCCAGGCGGTGTCGAACGCCAAGGCCGGAAGCCCCGTGCGGCCTGAGCAAGCCTTCGTTGTGTGGGTCCCGGGTCAGCATGAGGCGAAGCGGATCGTCGACGCCATGCGCCCCGGCCTTCGAGGCCTGCAGGCCCACAGCGCCTACTTCAAGGTCCACCCCGACGTCATGGCAGAGCGCATCATCGACGCCGCCAGGGCCCTTGGCGTAGGCTGGACCTTCGAGGACATCAGCGTCAGGAGCGCGTTGGCGGCATGAGCGAACCGACAGCACCGTCGCGGGGCGAGGCGACTTTCGACTCGATGGCAGACGCCTTCTTCGCGGCACTGCCTGAGCCCCGCGCCGTCATTCCGCCGCCGCCGCAACGCGACCGGCCGCATCCCGGCTCTGTCCCCGCCTTTGGAACAGCAGCCTACCGCAGGTGGCTTTGGAGACGCCAGCGATGACCGCCGACCCGGGCTTTATCAATCCGCCGTGGCCGATGGACTGGAGTGTAACGCTCTGTCTTGGTCATGACGAGGACGCCCCCGCCCTCGCCTACAACATCGAACTTGGTCCGGCGCCCAGAACCCAAGCCGAGGAACGCGAAGACCCCATGGACGAACGGCGCCCTTGCCGCGTCAGGGGCCAGATGATCCCCGGAATGCCTGATGTCTCGGCGGGGGATCAGGTCGCCCTGTCGATCCGCTACCCTGGCCCCGTGGTCGATCGCTTTCAGGCGACGATCCTGGCCGCAACGGTCGCCGGGCCAAACGCCTGGCCGGTCGAGCGGACCCTCGATTTCCTCGTGACCTCGCCGATTTATCGGAGGCTCTAGCCCATGACCGTCGCCGAACTGATCGCAAAGCTGCAGGCAGCACCGCAAGACGCCCGCGTTGTGGTGATTGACGACTGGGAGCTGCGGCCAGTCAGTGGAGCGCAAGCTTACAAGGTCGAGGGCGACTTTTACGATCAGCCCGGCGAAGTCCGCCTCGGCCGAGGCGTGAAGCTGGGCGACTTCGTGGTGGAGATCGGATGATGACCCCCGCCCTGAAAGCCATGGTCGAGGAGGACGGCGTCTTCTGGCGCATCGACGAAATGAATGGCCTCGCTCTCGTCTTTGAGTTTCGAGACGACAATGGCGACGTCGAGATCAGAGGGTTTCACAAGTCGGACGGATGCGTAAATTGGAAGACTAGCGACACCTGCATGGCGCACTTCTGCAGCCTTGAGGACGCGGTCGAGCTTCTGGTCAAGTTCCGCACCGTCGCCCGCATCGCCAAGCGCGAGATCGCGCGATACGACCCCCAAGCGGATTGGCCGGAGCAATGACGCCAGCGATGAAGGCCATGGTCGAGGCGATGGCGGCCGAAATTGTGCGCCAGGGCAACGAGGAAAAGAGCCGCGGAACGGCCGTCTGGTATCCGTCGGACCCGACCAACCCCGCGGACGTCAGGTCAATCTCGCTCGATGGCGATATCTGCCTGGAGAAGGTCGCCCGCGCCGGGCTGGCGGCGATCCCTAAGGCCGCGCTCGCTTCCGGCGTCGCTGCTGCTTTCTATGAGGTCGGTGGGACAGCCGACGACGGCGGGTGGGAGGTCCCCAGCCCTGACGCGGCGCTCGAGGCGATGCTCAACGCCATCCTGAAAGACGATCCAACCGCTACCTATTGACAACTAGCCCCATGAATCACTAGTAATTGCGTATCGGGTGCGTCGCGCGCCTGATTTGGACCCCGCCCTCACTCGGCGGGGTTCTGCGTTTCTGCCCCTACCGTCTTTGTGCGGATGCTACGGCGAAGGCCAGCTCGGCAGGATAGGAAGCGCAACCCCACGAGGTTCGCTCGCCGGCACGGCTTCGGCTGTGTGCTCATAGCCGGTTGAGCCGCGCTGACCCTTAACGAGCCTGGGCAGCGCTCCCCAACATGCCGCAGCCCTTCGGGGCGGCCAGCCAGCCACGCGGCGCTATACCCGAGGCCTCGCGATGTTCGACCAGTTCGCCTTCTGGCTCTGGCTGCGCCTCACTGCTGCCGGCGTGCCGCGCAACTGACAGAGGACCCATGCCCGTACTGAGGAACGCCCGTCACGAGCGCTTCGCTCAGGAGCTGGCGAAGGGGAAGAGCCAGTCGGAAGCGTACGAGGCGGCGGGCTATAATCCCAGCCGCAGTGCAGCCGCCCGCTTGGCCGCAGACGTGAACATTTGTGCGCGCCTCGCGGAAATCCAGGGCCGGGCGGCTGTCAGGGCCGAGATCACGGTCGCCACCATAACCGATCGCCTTCTGGCCATCGCCACAAAGGCCGAGGAGAAGGACGAGGCGTCCATGCTCCAGGTGGCCAGAGCATCCTTGATGGATGCCGCCAAGCTGAACGGCCTGATCATCGACAAGGCCGACCTCACGTCGTCGGACGGAAGCCTTTCCCCGAAACCGACGATCATCGAGTTCGTGGCCCCGGATGCGAGCGACGATTGAGGAAATCCCGAAGATCACGCGGAACTTCGCCAGGCCGGCGCGGACGCGGGTCTTCAAGGGGGGGCGGGGTTCTGGGAAGACAAGGGGTCTAGCGCTCAGGTCCGCCCTTCGGGTTTACCAGCTCGCTGAGCGAGGCGTCGAGGGCGTGTTCCTCGCCAGCCGCGAACACCTGAACAGCCTCGACGAATCCTCGATGGAAGAAATCAAGGCCGCCATCGGGTCCGTCCCGTGGCTGGCGAGCTACTTCGACATCGGCGAGAAGTACGTAAGGACGAAGAACCGGCGGATCAGTTACGCCTTCGCTGGCCTTCGGCACAACCTCGACAGCATCAAATCCAAGGCCCGGATCATCGGGAACTGGACCGATGAAGCCGAGAGCGTCTCGGAGGTGGCCTGGCGCAAGCTGGTGAACACGCTCCGGGAAGAGGGTGATGGCTGGATCGCCGAGAACTGGATCAGCTACAACCCGGAGAGCCCAGAGAGCGCGACCCACAAGCGCTTCGTGAAGTCGCCGGCGGAAGACTGCATCGTTACGACGGTCAACTGGCAGGACAACCCGTGGTTTCCGAGCTTGCTGAACGCGGCGCGGCTCGAGGACCAGCGGCTTAGACCTGAGACCTATGAGCATGTGTGGGAGGGTGAGTTCCTCACCCTCACTGACGCCCAGGTGTTCTCAGGCCGGTATGTCGTCGAGGAGTTCGAGCCCGAAGCTAGTTGGGATGGCCCCTATCAGGGCCTCGACTTCGGCTTTGCCCAGGACCCGACCGCGGCCGTTCGCTGCTACATCCATGATCGCCGGCTCTGGATCCGCCATGAGGCCGGCTCGGTGCGACTGGAGTTGGATGGCACCGCGCCACATGTGAAGGCGCGCATCTCCGACTTCGACCGCTACGTCATCCGCGCGGATTCGGCTCGCCCGGAGAGCATCAGCTACCTGAAGCGCCACGGCCTGCCGCTTATCCAGGCGGCCGAGAAGTGGCCGGGAAGCGTTGAGGACGGGGTGGCCTTCATCAAGGCCTTCGACAAGGTGGTCATCCACCCCGACTGCGAGCAGACCGCCCGCGAGTTCAGGCTCTACAGCCACAAGGTCGACAAGCGGAGCGGGGACATCCTGCCCGAGATCGTCGACGCCCATAACCACTACATCGACGCGACCCGCTATGCTCTGGCCCCGATGGTCAGGCGCCGGGATGCGCCGATGGCTCTCTTCGGAACCTACGCAGCACAGGGGAGGCGTTGATGGCGATCCGCACCACGCCGGAAACCCCGTCGTCAGACTACGAGGCGATGCTGCCGGCGTGGACGAAGGTCGAGACGATCCTTGACGGCCAGGCGGCCATGCAGGCGGCCGGCACGACGTACCTGCCTCAGTTCCCCAACGAGACCGACGCCGATTACGAGTACCGGCGCCAGAACGCCAAGTTCACCAACATCTACGCAGACATCGTTGAGAACCTGTCGAGCAAGCCCTTCTCCGAGGAGGTCACGCTCGACGAAGGGGCCGGCGATCGGTTCAAGCAACTCGCCGAGGACATCGACGGGCGCGGGAACAACCTGCACGTCTTCGCTTCCGAGGTGTTCTTCGGCGGGGTGAACTGCGCCGTCGACTGGATCTTCGTCGACTTCACCAAGGCGCGGCCTAGGCCCGATGGCCAGCCGCTGTCTCTGGCTGATGAGAAGTCGCAAGGCCTGCGTCCGTACTGGGTTCGCGTGCCGGCCAAGCGGATGCTCGCGGCCTACACCGACACGGTGCGCGGCAAGGAGATCTTCGTTCACGCCCGGATGCTGGAGACGGTGACCCGGCGCGACGGTTGGGGCGAGGTCGCGGTCAACCGCATCCGCGTCCTGAACCGCGAGCCTATCTTCGAGACGGTCGGGGGTACGGTCACGGATCGCGTCGTTGACTACGCGCCCGCCACTTTCGAGGTGTGGGAGAAGAAGACCCGCGGCAACGGTCGGCTGACGTCCTCTTGGTCGATGGTCGAAAGCGGAGCGGTGACGATCGGCGAGATCGCCCTGGTCCCGTTCGTCACCGGGCGCCGGAAGGGGGCGGGCTGGCAGTTCTCGCTACCGCTGCAAGGCGTGGCTGATCTGCAGGTCGAGCACTTCCAGGCCGAGACCGCGCTCAAGCACATCAAGGAGCTGACCGCCTTCCCGATGCTGGCCGGCAACGGGGTGCAGCCGCAGATGCAGGACAATGGGCCTGTTGCGGTCCCGGTCGGGCCCCAGGCCGTGCTCTACGCCCCCCCATTCGGCGACAGCGGGCAGCATGGCGAGTGGACGTTCATCGAGCCGAGCGCCGAGAGCCTGAAGTTCCTCGCCGAGGAAGTGGCCGCCATAGAGACGCAGATGCGCGAGCTTGGCCGGCAACCGCTCACGGCTACCGCTGGGATCACGGTCGTCACAGCGGCCCTGGCGTCGCAGAAGGCGTCCTCGGCGGTGCAGGCCTGGGCGCTGGCCCTTAAGGATGCGCTGGAGCAGGCGTTCATGTTCACGGCCAAGTGGCTGAACGTCCAGGCGACCGAGGCGCCACAGGTCAAGGTCTTCACCGACTTTGCGATGGAGGCCAATGACGAGAAGGGGCCAACGTCGCTGATGGAAGCCCGGCGCAACGGGGACCTGTCGCGCCGCACGCTGTGGGCTGAGTACCAGCGCCGAGGAATCCTGTCGGGCGACTTCGACGCCGATGCGGAAGAGCAGGCCCTAGAGGAAGAGGCCCCGGACCCGGATGCGGCCCTGGATCTCACCGGCGCGCTGACACCACCCGACCCCGAAGCGCTGGCCGCATAAGGAAATCCGCATATGTCGAGCCTGTTCATCGCGCTTGGGCCGGGCGTGAACCGCAACGGCGTGGTCGTGCCCCATGCTCGCCCTCGGATTTCGGGCGACGTCGACGTGGCAGCCTCATCCGCGGTGCTGCAGATCGGCGGAGCCGACGTGACCGGGGGCGAGGGTGAGTTCTGGTTCCTCACCGCCCGCAGCGCCGACATCGTGATCGCCGTGGGTGACGCTCCGACGGCGGGGACGGACCCGGGGCATCTCTGCCCGACGGGCACTCCGATGGCCTTCCCGGTCAACAAGGCCGGCGAGAAGATCGCGGCGAAGAACGCATGAGTCTGATCGACCACAAGGCAGGCTGCGCCGTGGGCGATGGCGTGAACGTCTGCACTTGCGGAGCGCTCAACGCCTTTATCGCTGGGCGCGGCGGCGTTCACCCAAGCGCCTTCATTCACCCGCTCGCCCATGTGGACGGGACCTGTGGCGTCAATGCCGACGTCAAGGTCTGGCAGTTCGCCTCGGTGACCCGTGGGACGGTCCTTGGGCCGGGTTGCAGCGTGGCGCCGTTCGCCGTGCTCGATGGGCCGAAGATCGGAGCCCGGTCGATCATCTCCATGCATGTGGCGATGGGGCCCGGCTTTGAGATCGGATCCGATGTGTTCGTGGGCCCGAACGTCACCCTCTGCAACGACGCTTGGCCCCGCGCCGATAAGACCGGATGGGACGCCGAGCCCTACCGCAGCGGCCGGCTTGTGTCGGTCGTTGTCGAGGACGGGGCCAGCATCGGCGCGAACGCCGTGATCCTGCCGGGCGTGACGCTGGGCAACGGCTGCATGGTCGCCGCCGGCGCCGTGTGTGGCCGGGACGTTCCTGCTGAGCACCTGTTCCGGCGTGACGGGCAAGTCGTGCCTATCCACCCATCGGCCCGGAACCGCATGAAGGCGGCGAGGGTCAACTTCGCAGGCGCTGAGGCGGCGTGATCACGGTCGCGACCCTGCTCTGGACGCCGAACGGCCGGAGCCTGCCGTTCTCGCGCATGTACGACGAAAGCTGGGTGGCGAAGCTGCTGAACGGCTTCGCCCGCAACCTCTCGCACGAGTTCCGCTTCGTCCTTTTCACCGACCGCGAACGCGATCTGCCGGGCTGCATCGAGCAGCGCCGCATCAGCGCGGACCGGCCGGACTACTCGACCTGCATCGAGCCCTTTGGCTTGGGCGTGCCGATGATCCTTTGTGGGCTGGATACGGTCGTCACGGGCGACTGCGACGCCTTGGCGGCCTCGTGCTTTACCCGCAAGACGATCGGTCTCCCGCGCGATCCTTACGCGCCGCACCGGGCGTGCAACGGTGTCTGTCTCGTGCCGGCCGGCTTCGAGAGCGTCGCGAACCTGCATCGCGGCGAGAACGACATGGAGTGGGTGCGGAAGTTCCCGCACAGCTTCATCGACGATGAGTTTCCTGGCGAGGTTTTGAGTTACAAGGGAGACGTCGAGGGGAAGTGTCTAGGTAGCGCCAAGGTGGTGTACTTTCACGGGCGGAAAAAGCCCCATGAATTGTCACATTTATCTTGGATAAAGGAGCACTGGCGCTAGAATAGACGAGCCCGCCGGACGTTGGCGCGTCGCGACGGGCTCTAACCGAAACGACCGTTGGAGGGTCGAGTGGCTGAACCCAAACTATGCAGTGTTATCGGCTGTGTGAAGCCGCATCTGGCGCGCGGCTGGTGTAGAGCCCACTACCTGCGCTGGTGGAAGCGCGGGGATCCTGAGTGGGCATTGGATACACGAAACGCGCCGCTGCGCTGGCTGCGGGAGCACCTTGACTGGCAATCGGACGATTGTCTGATCTGGCCCTTCGGTCGGACCGGCATGGGGTACGGGGCGGTCTACCCGAAAGGTGATCGCCAGCAGATGGCGCACCGATGGGTCTGCGAGCAAGTTCACGGTCCACAGCCCGCAGATCGCCCCTGGGTCGCGCACTCGTGCGGCAACGGCCACAAGGGCTGCGTCAATCCGCGTCACCTGCGATGGGCGACCCCAAAGGAGAACGGGGAAGACCGTTGTGCCCATGGAAACGCCCCGCGCGGTGAAGCCCACCGGGGCGCCCGCCTGACAGAGTCCGAGGTTCGGCAAATCCGAAGGCTCGCCGGGACGCTCAGTTTGCGGCAGGTCGCCAAGCAATTCGGCGTCACCAGCGGCGCGGTGAGCGCAATACGGAGCGGCCGAACATGGTCATGGTTGAGGGATGGGCCGGAATAGCCCACGGGCGCGAGAAGCCCCATGAACTGCCGCCGGGACACCCGATCCTGGCGCACTGGATTTGACGTCGGCCCTGGTCCTGGGCGGGGCTGCGACCGTCTGGGATGACGTGAAGGCGGCCCTGGAACTGGGCGAGTTCTCCGGCGTGGTCGCGGCGAACGACGTGGGCGCAGAGTGGCCGGGCCATCTCGACGCCTGGGTCAGCCTGCACGCCGACAAGTTCAAGCTCTGGGCGCAGAGGCGGGCCAAGCGGGGATTCGCCCCCGCCGCCGCGGTATTCGCTCACGAGAACCGGAAGGGAACAGCCCCGGGCGTCACCCACGCCACGGAGTGGAAGTTCCCGGGGCAGCGGGAGACCGGATCCTCGGGCCTGTTCGCCCTCAAGGTGGCGCTGGTCGACCTCGGCTTCGATAAGGCCGTGCTTTGCGGTGTGCCGATGTCGGTCGACGGGGCGCACTTCTTCGACACGCGACCCTGGCGGGCGGCGATGAGCCACCGGCAGGGCTGGAGCGAGGCGCTCCCGCACATCAGACACAAGGCCCGCTCCATGGGCGGGTTCACGGCTGACCTCCTAGGCCGGCCGACGACGGAATGGCTGGGCGGCTGACCGCCTGACCATGGCTGCACAGGGGACCTGTGCGGCCACTTCAACGGGCGGGACGCCCACCAATTCCGGGATGGAATGATCTATGGCCCTGAAAGCCGTGCTGACCTCGCTCGACGCCGCGCCCGAACCGCTGCGTGAGCACTACGCCGAGAAGGACGGGAAGTTCTATCTCTCGGTCGACGCCGTTGACGGTTACGCCCTGGAGGACGTGACCGGCCTCAAGTCCGCCCTGGGCGCCGAGCGCACCAAGCGCGAACAGCTTGAGGCCTCCGTCGTCAAGTTCAAGGATCTGGACCCCGACAAGGCCCGCGCGGCCCTGACGGAACTCGAGGAGCTGAAGAAGATCGACCCCTCCAAGGAGGCGGACAAGATCGCCAACAGCAAGTTCGAGGCCGCCAAGGCGCAGCTTCTGGAGAAGCACGGCGAGGAGATCGGCGCACGCGAGGAGCGCATCGGAAAGCTCACCGGCGCCGTGGACAAGCTGGTCCGCCAGGCCGCCGCGACCTCGGCCATCGCCGAGGCCAAGGGCTCCATCGAACTCCTGCTCCCGCACGTGCTCTCCAGCACGCGGGTCAAGGAGACCGAGGACGGCGACTTCGTGGTCGAAGTGGTCGACGCCAAGGGCAATGTCCGCATCGGCGACGCCAAGGGCTCCCCGATGGACCTCAAGGGCCTCATCTCCGAGATGCGGGCCTCCGACACCTACGCTCGCGCCTTCGATGGCGACGGCCATTCCGGTACCGGAAAGGAGGCCGACAAGGGCGACGGCGGCGGCGGTGGGGGTGGCGGCACTGACCGCGCCTCCCACTACGCCAAGAAGTTCAACCTGCCGATCAACTAGGCCGGCAAAGGACTGAAGGCCTGGTTTCTCGGGATGAGGGCCAGCCGATCAACCGTCGGGCGGGATGCCCGGCAAAAACCCCGAGAAACCAACCCCTTAAGCAAAGGAGCGCCAGATGGCCCTCTCGAATATGCAGGTCTTCAACCAATACTACCAGCCCGCCATCATCGAAGAGCTTTCGCAGATGGTGGACAAGTTCAACGAAGCCTCCCGCGGCGCGATCCAGCTCACCACGGACGGCTTCGACGGCGACTTCCTCCAGCGTTCGTTCTTCTCGGCGCTTCACTCGGCCAAGCGCCGCGTGGACCGCTACGCCTCCAACGGCACGGTCTCCTCGACCTCTCTGGCGCAGGTGAAGGAGAGCGCGGTGAAGGTGGCCGGCGGCTTCGGCCCGATCCTCTTCGAGCCCGGTCAGATGACCTGGCTGCAGAAGCCGACCGGCGAAGCCATCGCGCATATCTCGAAGAACTTCGCCGAGGCGATGATGCAGGACCAGCTCAACACGGCCATCGCGGCCCTGGTGGCGGCCCTGTCGGTGTCGAGCGACAGCAAGTATGACGGCATCGCGGACGTGTCCCCGAACGTCGGCATCAGCCAGTCGACGCTCAACAAGTCGCACGCCAAGTTCGGCGACGCCTCCGCTTCGCTGGTCTGCCAGATCATGACGGGCTCGGTGGCGCACAAGCTGATCGGCCAGGCTCTGACCAACTCGGGCAGCCTGTTCACGGCCGGCAACGTGACCGTGCTGGACATCCTCGGCAAGGCCGTGGTCGTCACCGACGCCCCGGCGCTCTACGAGGACGCCTCGCCGCTGGACAAGGAGAAGGTGCTCTCGCTCACCGAGGGCGCCGCGGTCGTGTTCGATGGCGGCGACATGATCGCCAACATCGAGACCTCGAACGGTAAGAGCCGCATCGAGACCACCTTCCAGGCGGACTACACCTTCGGCCTCGCGCTGAAGGGTTACACCTGGGACACGGCCAGCGGCGGCAAGTCGCCGACCGACGCCGAACTGGCGACCGGCTCGAACTGGGACCGCACGGTGACGTCGGTCAAGCACAGCGCGGGCGTGATCGCCATCGGCGACGCCACGGTCGCCTAAGACGGAACGGGGGCGGCTTCGGTCGCCCCCTGACCCGTGGGGAAGCACATGAGCAAGATCGAACTGATCTACAGCCAGCAGAGCGGCGACTTCATCAAGGGTCGCGCGTACAGCAACCCGCGGTTCTTCACGACGCCGCGGACGGACGTCTCCAAGGTGTTCCTGGTGGGCGAGTGGCCGAACATCCGGGCTGCCTACGAGGCACAGGGCGTGCCCGTCGAGCAGATCGACGAAGGCAAGGCCGTGGCTGCCGAGCCGGTGGAGCGCCGGGCGCCGGCCGACCTGACCCCGGCGGCTCCTGCGCCGCAACGTGGCGAGATCCACATCCCCGACGACTGGCGCGACTTGCCGTACCGCGGCGGGGCCGACGTCCTGACCCTGCGCCAACTGGCCGCGCTGGTCAGCGATGAGCCGGTGATCAACAAGGCCCAGGCCGTCGCCGCGGTCGAGGCCGAACTTCGCCGCCGGCACGCCGATGAGGAAGGCCCGAACGGCCTGACCCGTCGCGAGATGAACGCCGACCTCGAAGCCGCCGGCATCGAGCCGGACCCGACGCTTTCCATCGAAGAACTGGCCGATCTGGCCGGCATGGCGAAGGAGTAGGGCGGGCGTGACCACAATCGCCTATCGGGATGGGGTGTTGGCGTCCGACAGCCGGGCCTACAGCGGCGACAAGACGCCGATCGGGTCAAAGCAGAAAATCCACCGGCTAGCCGATGGCACGCTACTAGGTGTCAGCACGGCCAGCATAGGCGGCGACGCCCTCGTACGCCGATGGGTCGAGGCGGGTTGCCCGGCGGCGAGAAACGACGACCTGAAGCCCGATAGCTTCACTGCGCTGATGGTGCGGGCGAACGGTGACGTGTTCTACGCCAACAACAACCTCGAATGGACTGGCCCGCTCGATGTACCGTTCATCGCGGCCGGAAGCGGGGAGCACTATGCTCTCGGCGCCATGGCTATGGGTGCATCGGCCGAGCGGGCGGTCGAGGTGGCCTGTGAACTAGACGTGTGGTCGGCGCATCCGATCCGCACCCTGCGGCTTGAGGGCTGACGCATGACGCTCACGGTAGAGGACGGAACGGGCCTCGCTGCGGCCGACGCCTTCGTGAGCGTCTCGGACTGCGACATCTTCTGCACCAGCCACGGCCTGACGGACTGGACCGACGCCACGTCGGACCCTGACGCAGATGAGGCTGCCATCCGCCGGGCGACGGCGTGGCTGTCGACGGCGTTTCGCTGGAGCGGGACCAAGCTCAACGGCCGATCGCAGGCCCTGGCGTGGCCTCGCGAGGACGCGACCGACGGCGAGGGTGACGACATCGCCTCTGACGAGGTTCCTGTCGAGATCGTCCAAGCGACCTGCATCGCGGCGGCCTACGAGCGCGCCAACCCTGGCGGCCTTGCCCCCTCGGTGACGATGACCGACCGCGTGAAGCGGGAGCGGGTCGGGTCGCTGGAAGTCGAATACGCCACGGCGGCGCAGACCCCGGAATCGGCCCGGCCGGTGCTGACACGGGTCATGGACCTGATCGGGGGCCTCACGGATGGGGCGAGCGCCTCCTACGTCGGGCGCGCGGTGCGCGGCTGATGCCGACCTTCGACTACACCAAGAGCCGGGCAACTGCCGACCGCCTCATCGCGAAGTTCGGCCAGACGGGCGCCATCCGGCGGCCGACGGCAACGGGCCCGGACTACAACCCGACCATCACCACGGCGGACCATTCGGCCACGTTCGCGGTGATGGAGTACGAGAGCAACGAGATCGATGGCTCCCGCATCCTGGCGACCGACAAGAAGGTTCTGCTGAAGGCAGGAAGCCTCGCCGTGACGCCAAACACGACGGACAAGCTGGTGGTCGGGGGCATCGAGCACAGCATCGTCCGGGTGGAGCCTCTGGCGCCGGGTGGCGTCGTGGTCATGTTCCAACTACAGTGCCGCCGGTGATCGAGCAGAACCCCCGCAAGGCCCTGCTGTTGGCCACGGCAGCCTGGACGCAGCTCCACGGACTGACGCAGGCCTATCAGGCGGCGGTCATGCGAGGGGACCAGCGCGGGGCCGAAGCCATTCGCCAACAGGCCCACGCCTTGCTCGACAGTAACCTCGACCTCAACGCCGAAGCCGCGACGATCACGCGGGCGATGCTGGGCGGCTGAGGCTCAAGTTCTCCTGTTCCGCGGTAGATGAAAGGAAGGGGATGTTCGGCGCCTCGCCGCGCAAGGCGTGATACGCGATCTGCACCTTGGCCGAGGAAATGATCTTCCCGGCTGTGTTGTTGATTTCGACCGCTTCGCGCGCCTCCATGGTTCCGTTCTTGAGACCATTGAAGACCTCAATGAGGTCATTGCGAATGTCAGCGATGGTGGTCATCCAGATCTCCGTTTATTCAACTCTCTAGCGAGGTGATTTCGCGCCTCGGCGGCGGCCTTCACAGCTCGAACGCCCGATTGGATCCGCTCGACGGCGACGCGGCACTTGGCGCAACTTGGGTTGTTCGCGGCCTTGACAACCCAAGACAGCGTCGGACTGTCGCGGCGGCCCAACATGCTCAGGGGACTTGAAAGGAAAGAGCCGCGCAGATCGTCCGACGGTCCCCATGTTCCGCAGCCACCGCAGGGCAAAACGCGGGTAAACGGTGCCGCCCAAGAGACGACCTTCATTTCGGGGGTGAACTGCCAGTATCGGACGTTGTCGCTGTATCGCGGCGGATAGAAGTGCCCATGCCGATGAAAGTAGACGCTGTCGCGCAAGCCCTTACGTAGCGAGAGGCGCTTTAGCGTGATCGGATGGGCAACATCGTCCGTCCAGTCGACCCAACGAGGGCCAGCGGGGGCCACGAAACGACGATTGTCCCAGGGGCGGGGCGAGACCCCCGCTATCCACCGACGGCGCGTTTCATCCTTTCGCCAGTTCAAATCGGCATAGCGCTCCCATTCTAGGGGTGTTGCGAGATCGAATTGGCGCCGTGCCTCAGTTTCACGGGGGGATAGAAGTGGCAACGAGGGAGTCGGGGGAAGCTTCGGTAAGAGGGACAGGCGATAGCGCTCGGCCTCGTCCCGCGTGTCGAATACGCGCCGAGCATTTTGCGTCCAGCGACCAGCCACGGCCCATCTGCCGCGGGGACGCGGTCGCACTACGTACTCGGTCGGGTCAATCTTGGCGCTCAAGACCCCGCCCCGCTCGCTTGCCTACGACCGTTCAACCACGCGTCGACGGCGGACTGGTCCCAGACGCGCGTATTCGCTGACAGGTAGAAGCCTGCTGGAAAACCTTCGCGGTCAACCAGCCGCTTCAACTGGGGCCAGCTTTTCACGATACCGGCGGCCTTCAGGTCGGCAAATCGCAGGAGCCGTGAGATTGATTGAGAGTCTGTCGGCATTAGCGGAATTTAGCTTAGAGGTAGGCCGTAAGTCAATGGGTCGAGGCGGCTGAAGTGCCCCGCAAACCGACGCAGGCCCAGGTCTATGACGACCTGTTGACCCGCTATGGCCTGGAGGTGGCGGACGCGTTCGAGCGCGCTGTGGCCGACATCGCCACGGCGGCCGAGTTGCAGCGCCTCGCCGCTGCCATCGAGACGGGGAACCTTGAGGCTGTCGTTGCGGCCCTGAACCTGGAGCAGGCGGCCTACAGCCCGCTCCTCGAAGCCATCCGCACCGCCTACGCCACGAGCGGGGCGACCGCGGCGTCATACTTCCCGGCCCGTCTGGTGGCCCGGTTTGACGTTCGCAACCCCCGCGCCGAGCGGTGGCTGGCGGAACAGTCCTCGAGGCTCGTGCGCGAGATCATCGCGGATCAGCGCGTCGCCCTGCGTCAGGCCCTCACGGCCGGCATGGAGCGCGGCGCTGGGCCGAAGACGGTCGCGCTGGAGATCGTCGGCCGAGTGAACAAGGCCACGGGCCAGCGCGAGGGCGGTATCCTCGGCCTGACCAGCCAGCAGGAGGGCTATGCGCGGGCGGCGCGGGCCGAGCTGGAGAGCGGCGACCCGGCGCAGCTTAGGGCCTACCTAGACCGCAAACGACGCGACAAGCGCTTCGACCGGACCATCCGCAAGGCACTGGCCGAGGAAACCCCGGTTCCGGCCGAGACGATCCGCAAGGCCGAGGCAGCCTATAGGACGCGGCTCTTGCAACTTCGGGGGCAGATGATCGGCCGGACGGAGAGTCTGACGGCGCTCCGGGCCGCCAAGCACGAGACCTATCGCCAGGCCGTCGACAAGGGCCAGATCACCGAGTCCGCAATCACCCGCATCTGGCGGGACAGTTCGGACCTTCGGGTGCGCCACTCGCACGCAGTTCTCGACGGCAAGAAGGTCCAAGGCCTGAGTGAGCCGTTCCGCAGCCCTGTGACGGGCGCCTTGATGCTCTACCCGGGCGACCGGAGCTTTGGGGCTCCGGCCTCCGAACTGATCGGATGTCGATGCGACGAGGAAATCCGCATCGACTTCTTCGCTGAGGTGGTCTGATCGGTGGCCCGCTCGTTCTCGGCTGTGGTGTCGGCGAAGGTGGCCGCCCGCAAGGATCTGATGCGCGCCGTGTTCAAGTCGAGCGTGCAAGGCGTGGCCGCCATCGCCCAGACGCCGGGCCCCTCCAAGGCCAACCCAGGCGGGGGGAGGGGCGGACACCTGCCGATCGACACCGGGTTTCTGCGAGCATCCTTCACGGCGACGCTCACGCCCGCGCTGCCGGCCGCAATGCCGCGGCCCGATGGAGAGGCGAGCTACAGCTACGACGCTACGGCGGTGAACCTCGTGATCGCGGGGGCCGACCTCGGCGACACCATCACCCTGGCCTATACGGCCAACTACGCCCGGTTCGTTCACCGGAACTATCAGTGGGTCACCCTGGCGGCCCAGCAATGGCCCCAGGTGGTCGCTCGCAACGCCGCAGAGGCTGAGAGGAGGTTCCGGCTGTGAGCAAGGCCTCCGAAATCCCCGCGGCGCTCCTGGCCCGGTTGTCCAGCTTGGCCATAGGCTCGCCGCCCCTGCCCATCGCCTACCCGGACATTCCCTTCGACCCGGCTACACAGTCGCTCGCCGGCAAGTACCTGCAGGCCGGATACTTCCGAAACACGCCGGCCTTTGAGGGGCTATCGAGCGGGGTTCTCGATCAAGGCGTGCTGGTGGTCAGCGTGGTCTTCCCCAAGGACAGCGGCGTGATCGCGGTCAACGCAGCCGCGCAAGCGGTCGCCGACCACTTCCCCAAGGCGAGCGCGCTCAAGAACGGCTCGACGCGGGTCAAGATCAGTAAGGAGCCGGTGATCGGATCGCCGCTCCAGGAAGGCGACAAGACCATCGTCGCCGTGACGATCTCGTGGGTCTCCTGACCCTCTGAGGACTGCCCTTAGCCGAGATGGGCGCCGGCTTTTTCACAATAGAAGGAGCCAGCCATGGCCTACTCTTCGAGCGAAGGCGCGAAGTTCTACTACTGCGCCACCGCGAACCCGACCGCGGACACGGTGTCGGAATATGCCGCCCTGACGTGGGTCGAACTGACCGGCGTCGAGACGATCAGCGAGTTCGGCGACAGTGCCCAGCTCGTGACCTTCAACCTTCTCGCCGAGGGGCGCGTCCGCAAGCTGAAGGGTTCCAAGGACGCCGGCGACATCACCGTCGCGTGCGTCCACGACCCTCTCGCCGCCAGCCAGGCCGCCATGAAGGGCTTCGCCGGGACGAAGTTCAACTACGCCTTCAAGGCCCTGCTCGCGGACGGTGCGGACAGCAACGACACGGACTCGGTGTTCTACTTCACCGGCAAGGTGATGAGCGCGCCGCTGAACATCGGCGGGGCCAACGACCCGACCCGCCGCAACTACAACATCGCCATCGACACCGAGGTCCTGGAGGACATCGGCGAGGCGGTCTCGGGCGGCTAAGCCGACCCTCACAGAACAAAGAACCTTCCCCACCAACTTTAAGGGCCAGTCGCGCTGGCCTGCTTTTTCGGAGCAACCCCCATGGCGGACCTCGCCACGATCGCAGCCTACAATCCCGACGAAGCCTCGACGCTGGAACTGCGGGGCATCGACGGCGCCCAACTCTTCAACGAAGACGAAGGGCGGACCCCGATGACCATCTCCCTCCTCGGGGAAGACAGCGACGTCGCCGTGAAGGCCCGCAACAGCCAGACGAACCGCCGGATCCAGCAGGGCCCGCGCGCCAAGCTTACGGCCGAGGGGCTGAACTCTGATGGCGCCGCCTACCTCGCCAAGCTGACGGTGGGCTGGAACATCACCATGGGCGGAGAGAAGGCCGAGTTCAGCCAGGAGGCTGCGCTCAAGCTCTACTCGAACCCGAAGCTCGCTTTCATCCGCGAACAGGTCGCCGCGTTCGTGGAGGACCGCGCCAATTTTTTGCGGGCCTAGTCGAGGAACTCGTCACCTTCGCGGGAGCGGTCAGCCTCAAGAAGAAGCCCGACCCGCTTCCGCCCTTCCCGGAGGAGCTTGAAGCCCTCTGGGGCGTGTTCCTCAAGCTGTCGTCCCGGCGCACCGCTGGGATGGCGGCTAACCCCATCACCTTCGCGGATATCGAGGCCTTTCAGCGTCTGACCCTGACCGACCTGTCGGCTTGGGAGGTGGACGTGATCTGCCAACTCGACGACGCGGTTATGTCGGCTTGGGCCGGCGAGGTGAAGAAGGCCAAGCCCAAGGCGGACGCTCCTGCGGCGATTCCTGTGAGCGACACGAAGAGCATGAAGGCGATGTTCCGGGGCCTTGCAGCCCGGAAGCGGTTGGCGGCCGAGCAAAAGCAGGGCTAGGTTGCGAATCATGCGTTGGTTGGCGGCTCTTGTGATCTTGGCGGCGCCGGCGGCTTCGGCCCAACCGGCGCCAGAGATCGTCAGTAAGGCCGCCGCGAAGGCTCGATCCGAGCTTGAGGCGCGCTTGCTGGACTATCCCAGCGCGCGGTTCGCGGACGTCAAGGCTCACGTGGCAGATGGCGGCAAGGCCGTCCTGTTCTGCGGCAAGGTGAACGCGAAGAACCGCTCCGGCGGCTATGTCGGGTGGGAAGGCTTCGCGGCCTTTGTCACTGACAGCGCAACCGTCACCGCCGGCGCATCCGACGCACCCATGACCGCCATCTACTGCAGCGAGCCGATCGGCTCTCCTGTCCCAGGCGACTTCTCGGCCGCTATGGCCCACCGCTAGACCACCCGACAACCTACGCCCCCTGACGCACCGCTGACCAGCGGGCGCCGGCGCTTGTCCACACATCAGAGGAGCAGACCATGGCCGACGTCGCCGACCTGATCATGCGCGCCTCTGTTCCGGGAGGCAAAGAGGCCGAAGCCACTCTCGACAGCATCGCCACTAGCGCCGACCGGGCCAGCGCCGCCGCCGACAACTACGGCGCCGGCACGCAGCGCATGGCGAAGCAGATGCAGGCGGCGAACGCGGCGCTCAAGGCGCAGGACGTGGCGCTTCAGGCTCACGCCCGCGCCGCCGGCCTCTCCCGCCACGCCCTGCTCAACCTCGGCTATCAGGTGCAGGACATCGGCGTTTCCCTCGCCAGCGGCGCCAATCCCTTCATGGTGATGGCGCAGCAGGGCTCGCAGATCGCTCAGATCTACGGCGGGTCGGGCGTCGGCGTCGGCGCGGCCCTGCGCCAACTCCTCGGCATTCTCGGCAAGTTCGCCCCCATGGGGCTTGCCATTGGCGCGGTGGCTGGCGCCTTCGCCCTGTTCGAGCGCGAGGTCGACAAGAGCACGAAGGGCGCGACGACCTGGGGCCAGACCTTCCAGGCGACGATCAACGTCGTCGGGAAGATGATCAAGGACGGCCCGATCGGCGACGCGCTGAAGTGGCTGGCCGGGTTCTTCGGTGCGACCTTCGACGCGATCCTCGACGGGGTCATGTGGTTCGTCGACAAGATGGTCGGCCACTTCGGCGCGGCCTTCACCCTGATCGTGAAGAACTGGCAGCGCCTACCCGAGGTGTTCGGCGTCATCGCCCAAGGAGCCGCGAACATCACGATCCAGGCTGTCGAGGGCCTGATCAACAAGGTGATCGAGGGCCTTAACTACATCCTCAAGAAGGTCGGCAAGGAAGCGATCGGCTTCGTCGACCTGCCGGAGATCAAGCTCGCGAACGCTAAGCTGGCCGCGGAGTACAAGCAGCTCGCGACGACCATCGAGGGCAACTTCCGCAAGAGTCGCGAGGGCTTGTTCGGCAAGATCGTCGCTGAGACGGAGCGTCTGGCGGCAGCCCAGAAGAAGGGGGCGAAGGCGGCCAAGGAGAACGCCGCGGCGCAGGATGAAGTCGCCAAAGCGCTCGAAAAGGAACTCGAGGCGCTGAGGAACTACTCGGACGCCATCGACCGCGCCGGCATCGACGCCGAGACGCTGAAGATCGTTGAGGCGCAGACCATGGCCGCGCGCGCCATGGCGCTGATGACGAAGGAGGGCGACGCGCTGGCCGCGAAGTTCCTCGAGTACGCCTACGCGCTGGAACAGTCCAAGGACCAGCAGAAGGCCTGGAACCCGCAGATCGAGAAGTCGATCACGGCGACGGACAAGTTCGCGGACCAACTGGAGACTGCCAGGGAACGCGCCGAGCGGCTGGCTGAGGCCTTCGGCCGGGTCCAGTTCTCCCTTCGCGACATGCTCCGCTCGATGACGAGCGGGGACATAGGTTCGTTCATCCTGAACATTCAGGACCTGATCGGCGGTGTCGGGTCGCTTCTGAAGCAGGGCCCTGCCGGCATCGCCTCCCTTGGAGCAATGGCCGCCAACGCCATTGGCGGAAAGGCGGGCCGGGCAATCGGCGGCGGCCTGGGCATTGCGGCGGGGGGCCTGGGCCTGGGAGCCTTCGCGGCGAGTGGCGCGGGCGCGGCGGCCCTGGGAACGCTTGGCTTGGGCGCGGGGGCGATCAGCGGCATCGCGGCGCTTGCCGGCCCCATCGGCCTAGCCGCGGGCGCCCTCTACGCCGCAGCGAAGCTGTTCAACCTCGGCGGCAAGCCGACGAACGCTGGCGCGGGCTACGATCTGCGTACCGGCGCGATCAGCGGGAACAAGCGCACATCAGAGACGGAGGACGCCGCGCGCTCGGCCGGTGAAGCCATTCAAGGCATTCAGGACGCGCTCAAGGCCGCCGGCATCGGCCTGACCGACGCGGTGACCGGCCTCGTGATTGGGACGCGCGATCAGACGCAGATCTACCTGCAGAGCGGCCAGACGCTACGCTCTGCGGTGGGCGACAGCGGCGCGGCGGTCGATACCGCCATGCGCGCCCTGCTTTCCTCGGCGACGTTTGTTTCCGAGGCGCAGAAGGCGCTTGTGGATAGTGCGCTCGCCGCCGGAAAGGGCTTCGACGCCATCGCGGAAATCCTGGCGAAGTACGAGGCCGCACAGGGCATCGCAAAGTCGCTCGACGACGAAATCCTGCGCCTTACGGACGCCAAGGCCTACGATCTCAAGGCGGTGCGTGACGCCATCGAGGAACAGCGCAAGGCAGCACAGCAGCTCGCCGCCGACGGATATCTCACCGCCGATCAGCTTGCGGTCATCACGACCAAGCTCGCGACGTTGGAGGGCCTGCAACTCGACGAAGTGCTGAAGCGGTACGGTCAAGCCGTGAACGACGCCACGCAGGCGACGCAGGCCAGCATCGAGGCGGCTACCGGCGCCACGGAGAGCGCCCGATCCGCTCTGGTAGAGGCCTACAACCGCGAAGCCGACGCCCTGCGAGAGACGATCGACCGCTTCACCGAACTCGCTGACAGCATGAAGGACTTCAAGGCCGAACTCACGACGGGTTCGCTCGCCGGCCTGAACCCCTTCGCACAATACCGGGCATCGGCCCAGGCCTTCACGAGCGCTCGCAATGCCCTGGCCGCGAACCCGGGCGACGCCGCGGCCTACGGCGCGCTGCAGACCGCCTCTCGGCAGTTCCTGGAGGCGTCAAAGGCCATCGCGCCGAACTCGGCCATGTACGACCGGGACCTCGCCGCAGTGCGCGCCGCCACGGAACAGGCCGAGACCTACGCCCGCGCCCAGGTCGGCACGGCTGAGGCCCAGCTTGCCCAGCTCACCGCCACCGTGGGCCAGCTCGCGCAACTCAATGCCGGCGTGGTGACGGTCGCCCAGGCCATCGCGAACCTGCAGAACGCCCTGATCGTTGAGCGCCAGCTCGGCGTGACCCCCACGGCGAACGACAACTTCGACGTCAACCGCTACCTCGCGAACGGCCCCGACCTCGCTCAGAACTGGATGGAAGGCGGGGTCCTTCGCCAGTACGGCTCCACCCTCCAGGAAGCCGCCGCCGTCCACTACAGGCTGCAGGGCATGCCTGAGATCGCCGCCGGCCTGCGCAAGTACGCCGACGGCGGGATGCACCCCGGCGGCCTGCGGCTGGTCGGCGAGCGCGGCCCGGAACTCGAGGTCACCGGCCCGGCCCGCTACTTCAGCGCCGAGGACACTCAAGCGATGCTTGGTGGGGGCGGGGACACCGCCGACGTCGTGGCTGAGTTGCGCCAGGTCCGCGCTGAGATCGCCGAGGTTCGGCGCTCTTCTGACCGCACCGCTCTAGAGCTGCAGAAGATGGCCGGAAGCGGGCTCTACGTCCGCGGCCGGTCTCCCGATGACCCCGTGACCACTGAGGCCGCCTGATGACGTCCGCCGGCGTGATGAGGGTGATCGAGTCCCTCAACCCCATCGGCGCGACCGAAGAGGTGTTCTTCTCGGTCACGGAAGCCATGCTCACGGCAACGAACGTGCCGGAGACGAAGCCGGCCGCCTACAACGGCGCGACCACCTACGCCGACGGCGACCTGGTGAGCGTGTCGGCCAGCGGCAACGCCTTCGACGTCTATGAGAGCCTGCAGGCCGGCAACACTGGGAACACCCCGGCAAGCTCGCCGACGTTCTGGAAACTGCTGGCGCGAACCTACGGCGTCTATGCCGCCGGTACCTATGCGCTCGGCGATCGGGTCATCGACGCGACCACACACCTCCAGTACGTCAGCCTGGAGGCCAGCAACACCGCAGCCCCGACCGACACGGCGAAGTGGCGCCTAGAAGGCCCGACCAACCGCTGGCGGCTGTTCGACCTGAAGCGCAATCAGGTCACGACCGTCGCCTCGCCGCTGATCGTGGAGATCACCCCGGGCAAGCGGGTCGACGCGATAGGCCTCACCGGCCTGGTGGCCGATGAAATCACCATCGAAGTGATCGTCGGTGGGCACGTCATGGAGACGTTCACCGACAGCCTGTCGACCCGCAACACCACCACGTGGTCGCAGTATTTCTTCGGCGAGTTCACCTACAAGAGCCGCTATTCGCGCTTCGATCTGCCGCCGTACTCCAGCGCGACCGTCCGCATCACCTTGGAGCGCGCGAGCGGCGACGTCTCCTGCGGCCGGATGGTGCTCAACAAGCACGTGTTCCTCGGCGAGGTCGAAGCCGAAGCCGATGACGACGCCCTGAACTTCTCCTCGGTGACGCGCGAGTTCGACGGGACAACAACGCTCGTTCCACGCCGTTCAGCGCCGACCGTGGCCTGCAGGGTGTGGTGCGACAAGGACAACGTGCCCGCGGCCCGCGCCCTCCGGGACCGCTTGCCGGCCACTCCCGCCTTCTGGAGCGGCCTGACCGACACCGACAGCGGTTACTACGACAGCGTGACCATCCTCGGGTTCTACACCCGGTTCAGGATCGGCCTCGACCACCCCGACAACGCTCCCATTGACCTCGAAATCGAGGAGGCCTGACCGTGCCGACGGCTCCGACCCCTATTGCGGCCCTGCCGACGCCAGTCCCGACGACTGCGGATCCGGCCAACTTCGACACCCGAGCCGACGCCCTTCTTGAGGCGATGCCCGACATGGTGACGGAGATGAACTCCGTTGCTGATGTCACCTATGACAACGCCGTCGAGGCAGCGGCCTCGGCCGCAGAAGTCGCCGGCCAGGCCGCAGTCGCCGCCGATGCGGCGGGCCTTGTCGGACGCAGCACGACGACGCTGACGGTCGGGGCGGGAACCAAAGCGGTCACGCTCACGTCTGCGAAGGCGTCGCTTATGACGGCTGGGCGGCAGGTGGTTATCTCGCTGCTGTCGGACCCTTCGATCCGCATGATCGGGGTGATCGCGGCGAGCCCGGCGCCGACGTCGACGACGGCTTCGGTGACGGTGACGAGTGGCGGCGTCTTCGGATCTGGCTCTTATTCGAGCTGGCAGATCATGGACGCAAACTTCTTCTCGCCATCGGCCACAGCGGCAGAGGTGTGGGAGGGGACCAGCGAGGTCGCGCCGATGACGCCCAAGGCGCTGATGGACTCCATGGCGCCGGTCACCGTCAGTTATGCCTCGACGCTGGCGCTGGACATGGATGCCGGCTGGTACCGCCGCTGTTCGGCGGTGTCGGCGTCTTTCACGCTCGGGGTGTTCACCAACGCCAAGGCGGGCCAGCCGTTCGTGCTCGACCTCGTGAATAGCGCCGGCTCCGTCGTGCTGGCCGTCAACGCGGTGTGGGACTTCGCAGACGGGCTTCTTGGCGTGCTGAACCCGGACAACGGGGCAAAGAACAAAATCGCCGGCATCATTGATGAGGTCGACGGCAGCGGAAACGTGACGCGGGGGACGCTTCACGTGATCCCCGGGCTGGCCTGATGCTCCCGCAATTGCTGGCGACCCTGCTGCTTATGCGGCGGCGGGGGCTGGAGTTCATGGCGTCAGCGCAAACCGCGCCGAGCGCCTCGGCGGGGTCGGTCGTAAAGCCGACTGGTGTTGCGGTCGATGAGCTCGCATTTGTCTGGGCGCAGGATTGCGACGCCGCCACGGTTCTATCCACATCGGGTGGCGACGCGTGGTCAGGGCAGGACGTGTTCGCGGCGACGACGAACAATCGATACGCGAAACTGTTCTGGAAGACCCTCAACACCACGGATGTCGAAAACGACTGGCTTCTCGATAGGCCGGCGCGCGATGGCGTCAGAAGCCTTCGCTACCAGGTAAGCGGGCCTTGCGCGGTTTCCGTTAGGGCGACCGCCGTGCCGCTCGGCGGCGAGACATCCATGATCCTCGCCGGGTTCTCTCGTTCGCCTGGCCACTACGGCGCCCTGGCGTTTGTAGGGGTAGCCGGCAGCACGGGTGCGGCCGGGATCGTCATTCCGGCCGGCTTTACAGAGCGCAGGCGCGACATTGGGTCCGGCATCGAAGAGACCTACGCGAGCATCGTCTGCGACACCCTCGGCAGCTACGTCGACGGCGCGGCCGTCAGCTTCACCAACTGCAATGCGAGCGCCGCGGAGTGCGGCATCCTTGTGGAGGTCACCGGCACATGAGTTTCGCCTTCAAGCCGCCCGGCGGCGACTGGATCGAGATCAGCGAGGCGGGGACGCTACTGCCAGGCGGCGGCGAGAACGGCGAGGACGTGCGCTTGTCGCAGGCCTTCGTTCTCAGCCTCTCGGCCCCTCAGCGTCTCGCCCGCGGCTTCTACGAGGTCGGCGAGACCGCCGCGCCGGAAGGGGCCGTCGGCTGGACGATTGGCGACGACGACGGGCTGCCCGTTCGCGTCTGGACTGTGCCGGAGTAACGAAAACATGGTCCGCCGCTTCAGCCTTGGCCTTGGCATCATTCCAGCGCGAGCCCGGCCGGTCCCGACCGCGCCGCCAGTCAATACCGTCCTGCCTTCCATTACGGGAGTCCTGACGCAGGGCCAGACGCTCACGGCCGACCCGGGGAGCTGGACTGGCTTGCCGTCTGGGGCGTTCTCGTACCAATGGCAGCGCAGCGGCTCCAATATCTCCGGCGCCACGAACTCGACCTATGTGGCGCAATCTGCCGACGTGTCGGCCGGCGCCAACGCGATCACCGTCGAGGTCACCGCGACCAACGACCTCGGCTCGACCACGGCGGAATCGGCCGGCGTCACGATCGCCGCGCCGCTTTCGATCAGCGGGACGCCGGGCGGGGCGAATGTCGGCGCGGCCTACAGCTTCACGCCCTCCAGCGCCGGCGGCCACACGCCCAAGACCTACGCGCTCACCGGCACGCTTCCCGAGGGCCTGTCCTTCAACACCTCGACGGGCGCGATCACCGGCACGCCAGTAAGCTCGGGCACGGCGAGCGGGCTGAACATCACCGTCACGGATGCGGACGGGCTTACGGCGAGCCTGGGGACGTTCAGCATCGTGGTCAGCGCCGGTTCCACGGCGGACATCGACAGCTTCACCATCGTCGGCGCCACGGCGCTGGACCCGGTGAACGTCGGCGGAACCGACTACGGGATCGACGGCCACGGCATCCTTGCCGAAGTCGTGACGGATGAACTGACGGGCACGCCGCTGGGCTCCTCGTTCTCCGTCCGCGTGCGGAACCCCGGCTTCAAGAACGGGGTGGCGGCCGACCGGGACACCGTCTTCAAGGGCGTCGGCCTCCTGCCGAAACAGGCGACGAGCGCGACCTACGTCAACACCCCGCACACCGAGACGCCGTCCGCCGGCAAGCTCAAGTTCTGGGTAGTCCTGCACTACGACCCGGACGGCACCAACGCCCTGGCCGCCGATGGCGTGGACGTCTGCCGCTACGTCGATCAGATCTTCTCTGCCACCGAGATCGTGTCGGTCACGGTTGAGGAGGGCTGGTACTCGACGGCCGGCGGCGGCGACGTCAGCTCTGGCGTGATCACGAACTCCTCGACGCTCGACATCGACACCCCGCCCATCGAGGTGAAGACGCTCAATCTGGAGCGCGACGTCAACGAGGGCTCGACCCGCACCTTCCGGGCCAAGGTCTCGCACCTGTACGGCCAGAGCGGGCGCATGTTCGACGTGGTCAAGGTGCGCGGGCGCGACGCCAGCAACAATTACACCGCCTATACGACGGTGAGCGCGACCACGGCCTATGATCCCGTGGGCGATGGCCTGACCTACACCGAGATCGTCGAGGCGACCTACTCGACCACGGGCCTGAATGACGGCGTGATGTGCCGGGACGAGTACCTGGCCTATCCGCTGATCGGCACGGCGCCGCTGGACAGCACGACGCTGGAGAGCGACCCGAAGGACACCCGCTATCCGCAGGAGTACCGCAACATCCGCTCGACGGCCTGGCAGCGGGTCTATGCCGTGGTGGAAAGCGGGGCGGCGGGGCCGGGCACGGCGAGCACGACGCTGGCGACGGCGGAGGCCGACCCGTTCCCCTCCTGGCACGCGGCCTACAACGCCATTCAGGCCGCGAACAACACCGCCAACGGCTCGAACACCTGCGACAGCGGCGTGATCTACGCGCGCAACACGACGGGATCGCCGATCACGCTGGACAAGGCGGGAAACTTCACCGGCGTCATCGGGTCCGCCTGTTGCGAGATCAAGCCGCACCCGAGCAACACCGCCGACCTGATCTTCGGCATGGCGGCGGCGGCGCACACCTTCCCGACGCGCGTGATCTGGCGCGACATGAAGTGGGTGCGGACGGGGACGGCGGGCGCCTTCACGCCGGGCCAATCGCAGGCCGGGAACGAGCTTACGGTGTTCCAGTCCGAGGGCTGCACGATCAACCACGACACCACGTCGGGCACGCTGCCGTGGTTCGATGACGACTGGGCGCGGGCCAACCTCATCGGCTACACGTTCTCGTCCAACACCACGCCCGGAGCGGCGACGTCTGGCCTCGGTGCAGCCTCGACCAAGGCCTATCACGCTCGCCTGGCCTGTGGCGTGCGCAACACCACGACCACCAGCCTGCGCGTCGTCGCCTACACCTTCCTTTGCGCCAAGGGTTCGTTCAACTTCTTCGCCAAGGGCAGCGGCCAGCCCGCCCGTGAGGGGATGCTTCTCGGGTCCACGATCCTTACCGCCACGGCGGCGGCGCAAGGCATCGCCTCGGATGGCGCGACGGAGTTCCCAGTGGACGGCCGCGGCTTCCACTACGAACAGAGCGTCATGGAATATTCCGTTGACGACATCTTCTTCAACATCGGCGCGTCCAGCACCAACCCGGCCGACAACGGGATCATCACCTACTTCGGCCACCCGCAGAGCGCCACAGGCGGGAGCACAACGCCCACCGCAACCACGAACGTCGCCTATTGCGACGTGAGCGGGCTGAAGGGCGTCAAGCGCCACATTCGGATGCAGCTTTCCGGCGTCGCCCGCTACGCGATCAAGACGTGCTGGTTTGAGTACGTCGCCGAGGGCGCCGGCCGCGTGAGCAACTGGAAGTCCTGGCTCAAGGCCGGATGGGCGTTCAACGCCCTGATGTACGGCCGCGATCCTGGCTCCGAGGGTGTCGCGGGTTCCGGTGCGCAACCGGAGTGGGCTGGCTTCTGCGCGGGCCCTGGCGAGATCTTCGGCGACGGCGATCCGACCTTCACGGACAACAACCAGGGCCTCACTGGCGGCGGCGGAACCTACACCCTGTCTGGCTCAAGCCAGCCGCTCGCGACCGTCCCCACGGGCCACCAGAAATACACCTACGACCTGGCCGGCAATACCCGCCGTACGGACGGCACCGGCTACGCTTGGCCTTACGAGGGACCGTGATCGCCGGCCATCGCCGACAGGGCAGCGATCAGCATTCCAACGACGATGGCCAGCAAGCCCAGCGCGGCGCCTGTCGTCCATAGGCTGATGCCGCCGCCGACCACGAGCAAGAGACCGACGGTAACGCCGGCCGCGCGGGTGACGGTCACTAGATGTCGCAGTCCTGGGTTTCGCGCAGCCCGTCGCGGATGGCGCGGACGTACCCCCGGATCGCGTTGATGAGCAAGTCGATCATGCCGGCATTTGCCGCCCAAGCGGCGCAGGCGTCAACCCGATACCAGCGTGAGGCGAAATGAAAACCCTGCAACTCGCCCCCGGCGAGCATCGGCTCGCAAACCTGACCGACACGGTGATCGACGGCGCGGAAGTGTCGAAGATCAAGCTGGTCGGGTGCCGGAACGTCCGCGTCGAGAACCTTCGCCTCCAGCTCGTCGCCACGGCGAGCACCGTCACCCACGTCAACGCGGTTGAGATCGACCAATGCGAGGGCGTGACCTTTTCCGGTGGCAACATCACGGGCGCGTGCCGGCCGGGCGAGACCAAGCCCATCGGCCGGGGCATGATGATCAACCGCAGCCGGGGGATCACGGTTGAAGACCTGTCGATCGACGGCGTCGGCAAGGGGATCGTCCTCAGCCGGGTCGAGGATCTGATCCTCCGTCGCCTGGACATCGGTCACTTCACGCAGTCCGGCGTGGTCGGCGGCGTCGAGCTGATCAACCTCCTGATGGAAGGGTGCCGCATCCACGATAGCGCCGACGTGATCGGCGACGCGGTGCACGCGGATCTGTTCCACATCTGGAGCGCGCCGACCAATACGCTGGTGGGCGCGGTTCGCCCGTCCAGCAACATCGTCCTCCGCGGCAACCTGCTGGACATGGGGCAGGGGACGCCGATCATCGCCATCCTGATCGACGACAACCGCACCGGCATCGGCTTCGACAACTTCCGAGCCGAGGACAACGTGATCATCAGCGCCCACCCGGTGGCGGTCGGGCTGGAGAACGTGCGCTCTGGCGCGCTGCTGCGGAACCTGCTGCTCCAGGGCGCGCCGACCGACCGACGCTCGGCGCCCGACTTCACCCTCGACCGCTGCGGCGTTCTGGACGTGCGCGGCAACACCGCTGCCGACCGGCACGGGGCCTTCACCCTCTACCCCGACAACGTGACCCTGCCTGAGGGCGTGCGGCCGGCTGAGGAACTGGAGGCGGCCCGCAAGGCCTGGGCGGAGAAGTGGCGTGGGCCACCCGAGCCGCCTCCCCCGCTGACGCTGGAGGACCGCGTGGCGGCCCTAGAAGCCCGCGTCGCGAGGCTTGAAGCCCGATAGTTCGGCGCGAGCCGGGGGTGCGACCCCGACCCGCGCCCGGCCCCCGTGTCTTGCGCCGCAGAAGCCGGCTGACGCCAGCGGTCGAAGCGTGAGCTCACGTGGCCTTTCGCAACCCTTAACGAAGGGAGGCGGCTTGCGACCCTCGATGACCGCCCGTGTACCTAACAGACTGGAGTCGACCGATGACCGATGACGAACTCGCTGACGCCCTGGCGCCGCTGATCAGGGAGGCGCACGAGCGCATCGATGCCAGCGGAGCCTTGCCGGTGCGGATCAAGCGTAAGGCCGCGTTCGCTCACGCCCTCCTCGAGGAGGTGCTGACCTTCGTGAAGGGTGAGGGGATCGTCTCCCCCATGTCGGGTGGCGATCCGAAACCCGAAGATCCGAACGGCCCGTAACTACCGTGTCAGAGACCGGCCAACTCATAGTGTGGAGTATCGCCGTGGTGATCCCGTTCGGCCTGAGTTGGGCCACCCGGCGTCTCGACGCCCAGGTGATGGCGACGATGCTCCTGATCGGCTGGTGTTTCGGCCGCATCATGGGCGTCTTCCTGTCCCCGCCGCAGTCGATGCAGCTATATCCGCTCATCGATCTGTGCTTCGGCGTGTTCGCGTTCCTGTCATGGCGACGCGATCCGCGCCTATGGAAACTTGGGCTGGTCGGTCTCCTACTCGCGCAATCGGCAGGCCATGCCGCGTTCTGGCTCGCCTACGGCGACACTTTGCCCCCACGGGAGGCCTACGCGGTCATAATTCGCTACATGGTCGCGAATAACGCTATATTCGCGGCGCAGTTGCTACTTGTCGCATGGGCAGGGGGTGTCGATGACCTGGCAAGGGGTCTTCTCTCTCTTCTGTCTCGTGTGTTTCGGATGGGCCGTAACGTCGGGGCTCCCCAATGAGCGGGGAAGGAAGCGCCCCTCGCCGCCGCAAGACGACTGATACCGCGCCCTCACATCAGGATATCCTTATGCGCCTTGAGGCGCTGGTTGAGCGGTTCGACAAGTCGGAGGCCGACCGCGCCAACTTCCGAATTGAGCAGGCGATCACGCAGCAGCGCATGACGCAGGGCCTCGCGGACCTGTTTCAGAAGGTCGAAGACCTTGAGGTCAAGCTTGGAGAGGAGCCGGACAGCGACGGCAACGGCGGCCGTGGCCTGATCGGCGACCTTCGCAAAGTCTCTCGCGACGTCCGGGCCCTGATGGACCTGAGGCTGCAGGTTGTGGGGGCAGTGGGCGCCCTGGTCCTCACCGGGACCTTGCTCGTGCTTGGCGCGACGAAGTGGATCGAAGGCATTGTGAAGGGGGCCAGCACATGAAGACGCCTCAGTTCCTCGTGTCCTTGGCGCTGGTGGCTCTGTTCGCCTTCGCCTACTTCTCGAACCCGGCCGATGAGATGATGAAGGGCGCCATGATCGCGGCCTTCGCCGCGGCCTACACGTTCTGGCTGGGGTCATCGTCTGGATCCAAGGCCAGCGGCGACGTGGTGCGGCAGATCGCGACCCAGCCGACCGTCACGGCCACAGGCGACAAGCCAACGATCATCGCACCGGCGGCTGTGCCGGAACCGGAGGATGACGGCGAACTCCCGCAAGACCAGCGTGTGAGGCTGTGAGCGAGGCCCTAGACCACCTCCGAGCGGCAGAGGACGCGCTGGCGCGGCTGCGGGCTGCGCTGGAGGCGGCATCCGCCTCGCCCGGCCCAGTGACGCCGCCTGAGCCGCAAAGCCCGCCCACGGCCAGGAATTTCGACCCCGCTGCGTTCTTCAACGCCCTGCGCTCCAGCAAGGCGCTAGGTCCCACGCTCTCGCCGGATGAGGTTTCAGGCTGCGAAGCCATTCTCGCCGCGTGCGAGGGCCTGCCGATCGCCTGGGCGGCTTACCCGCTGGCGACAGCAATTGTCGAGACGGCCGGGACCATGCAGCCGATCAAGGAATACGGCGGACGGGCCTACTTCCGCCGCATGTACGACATCGAGGGCGACCGGCCAGCGAAGGCGCGGGAGCTGGGGAACCTGACGCCGGGCGACGGGTCGCGGTTCTGCGGCCGAGGCTACGTCCAGCTCACCGGGCGCGCGAACTACGACAAGGCCGGGCGAGAACTCGGCCTTCCGCTGGTCGACGATCCCGACCTAGCCCTTCAGCCCGCCGTCGCCGCGAAGATCATGCGCCGCGGGATGCTTGAGGGGTGGTTCACTGGCAAGCGGCTCGACACCTATCTCCCGGCCGAGGCGAGCCACGTGCAATTCAGGAACGCTCGGCGGATCATCAACGGCTTGGACCGGGCAGACGAGATCGCGACCTACGCGATGGAGTTTCAGGGCGCACTTCGCGCTGGAGGTTGGAAATGATCCCTCTCGCCATCCCCGCCGCACTCTCCGGCGCGAAGACGCTCGCCCGCTCCTGGTGGAAGGCCGGGCTGGGCGCCGTCGTTGGCGCGGCTCTCGCGCTCCCGGTGGGCCAGTGCCAGGGGGCCAGCGCTGAACGGGCGCGCCAGGCCGCGCGCGAGGCCGACGCAGCCCTCAGGGAAGCGGTGAAGGACGCCGCGATTAAGGAGCGGCTCGCCGCCGACCGTCTCGAGAACACCCTGACCATCCATCAGCAATCGAAGGAGAGGACCGATGCGATCCAAGCGGGGCCTGATGACCATGTGTCTGCTGCTCAGCGCCGGCTTAACTGTCAGCGCCTGCGAGACGCCGGCTTCTCGGAAGCCAAGTTGGCCGGACGCTGCTGATCTGCAGGTCGAGCCGAAGCCGGCCATGTCGGTCGATATCCTCAGCAGCGACATCGCGTCGGCCAAGCTGAACGAGAGCATCGAGACCCAGCGCGACACCCTCGCCGGCCGGCTTGAGCGTGTCTGCCAATGGTTCAAGGCTAAGGGGATGCCCAACGCGCCATGCAAGTGAGGAAGCCGGCGGGCCCACGCACTCGACCCACGGGTTGAGGCTCGTGCCTCCCCGATAGACACCGCTTCGGCGCTGAACTGGCCCCCGGCTTCGGCTGGGGGCCTTTTGCCGTTCTAGGCCGCTGTAGCGGGGTGTGGGTGAACAAGAACCCCAAAGGCTACCCAGCAAAGGGCTCTACCCGTGGCCCGCTTCCGCCTGGACGTTCCGATCCAGTGCCGTTGTGGTGGCCCGTCGCGTTCGTTGCGACCTGCCTTGGCTTATGGGCTTTGGCGAGTGGTTTGGGTGGTGGGTAGCTGCGGCGGCCTTTCGGCAACCTGCCGTCAGTGCTCTTTGCTAGCGGCGCTCGCTTTGATTCCATCTCCTGCCCAGCCTAAGCCGGAGCGGCGCGTATCGCAGGGAGTCTTTACGGGTTCCTGTGGCGTCAATTCGTCCGCGCCGCAGCTCTCAGGAGTCTACGCTATCCGAGGCGGGAGGCAAGGGGGAGCTATAGAAACGGTCAAGTTCCGGCTCATGCGTTTTGCCGGCTCGCCAGTTGTCAATGCGCCGCGACCATGCGCTCTCGCACCTTTCACACCGCCGCTCGTAGTAGTGTAGCTCTTCTGGCGTTAGCGGTGTCGCGCAGTCTTCACACGCGCAGCTCACCGCCCCTCCTCCTGCACCTCTGCCACCAGGGCGTCTATGGCGGCGGCCCAGCGACGTGAATTGATGTGATGCTCGGTCGGGTGATCGGCGGCCTCTTCGGCTTCGGACCACGCCTCGCGCATCCCCTCACTCGGCTCCCTCACCGCCCCCAGCACAGCCAACACCACCTCCCGAGCTTCAGCGGGAGAGAGGTAGGCGAAACGGGGGAGGGAGCGCACGGCGGCGATGGGGGAGGTCATTGGTCGGCCCCAATCTCCCGGGCCGCACCGGTTACTTCCCAATCACACATCTCGGCGCCGTTCATTCCGTCGTCGTAGAATGCGGCTCGCTGAGCCTTCACAACCGCAGCAGCGGCACTGTCGGCTTGCACTGTGACCGTCGTCCTGAACGTGATGGTCATGGGCACTTCGTAGTCCTTCAT